TGGGTTCGATTCCCGTACGGGTCACCAAAAAGAGAAATCCCGCAATTCATTGAGATTGCGGGTTTTTCTTTACATACCAACGCTTTCCGGGTTTTTGTGCGTTGTAATATCTGACGCATTCTTGCATTGTCTGACGCATTCAGGATGCAATTTTCAACACAAAACGCTAACGAAAAATGCTAACGTTTTTGCTTCACAATGCACCTGTAATACGCGCAAAGCTTTTCCTCCGGGCCGGGGCCGTCCTTGTCCATCAAGAACGCCCGCGCCAGTTCCGCGTAGAACTCCGGCACGTTGACTCCGAATTTCCGCGCCACATCGTAGTAGTCCGAATACATCATGTTCATGGTCACACCCCACGCCCAGCGGGGGATGTCGTGCGGGATGCCGCTCGCATCCGCGACGGCGGAAGTCTGATCCATCGTCCAGTGCGGGCCGGTCGTGCCGTCGGCATTCTGCATGCGCTCGGCCCACTGCATGGCCGTCTCTCGGTCAAACTCTGCCGCTTCCGGCTGGTCTTCGCGGCAGTCCAGCTTTTCCAGCCTGCGGATCGTCTTTGCGTACAGGCCGACTTCCTCCGCGCTGCCCAGCGTCACAGGTTTCTCCATGGCCTCGTGCAGCTTTGTGTAAAGCTTTTCGATATATTCTTTCATCTCGTCACGCCTCCTGCATGTATCGGTAGAGTTTGTCCACGTCGTTCTGATCAAAGCGCAGCTCGCCAATGATCGGCACCGTGACCGGCAGCTTCTGGCCGTCAAAACGCGGCCTTGCCGCATTATAGAGCCGGTCAAGGTCGATGTTCCCGGCCTCGTCCATTACGCCCATCATCTTTACCGCCGGATTCTCGCGCAGCGCAAGGATCTTCTCGCGGCTGCCCTCCATGATGAGTGCCAGCATGATCCCGGCCCCGATGCCCTTGCCGCCCGGCAGGTGTGGAATGACCTCATTGTCCGCGTAGCGCATCGCGCCGCGCATGGCCTGATCTATCGTTACCATAAGGATACCTCCGTGTTAAGAGTGGGGCGGCGCTTGCCGCCCCTTTTGCTTAGCTGTTGCAGCACCCGCCGCACTTCTGGATCGGGTTGTAGAGCGTCTGCGCCGTGGTCGCGGTGCCCGTGGTGACGTCGGCGACCTGCTTCGGGTAAAAGGTCGCGTTGACGTAGGTGACGATGGAGTTGTCACCGCAGCAGCGGCGCTCGGCCTCCATCTTGATCGCATCAAGCGCTTCCTTGCGGACGGACTCGACGTCCTGCTTTACCAGCGTGAAACTGTCCTCAGTGCGCTGGTTGTGGACGGCCTGCTTGCACAGCGCCTCACGGACGTCCTTGAGCTGCCTGTCGATATAACCGTACACCTCCAGCATCTTGCCGTCGTTGTACGTGTTGGCCTTGAGCAGCGCGATCTCGCTGTCCTTCGCGGCCAGCTTCTGCTCCCGGTCGAGATCGTAGCGCGTGACCGGCATGTTCTCGCTGCACGTCGGTTCCTGCTGCCGTGCGGCGAGCATGGCGGCGACCGTCATGGCAGGCGTAACTGCTGCAACGACGTCAGCGGCTGCCGGCTTGTTGTTCTGTCCGATGCCGCCCAGCAGATTGCCGAGCCCGCCGTTTGCCAGACTCATCGCAGCGCCGCCGATGCCAAAGCCCAGCGCAGTCCCCGCGAGTCCCTTGCTTGCGTACTCCATAGTAGTACCTCCGATAAAATAGTAAGCTGGCCAGCTCCTATGCTCATTATGAGGCATCCACGAAGAACAAAAAACCAACTCTTCGGCCACTTTTCGGGCACAAAATGTATAAAAAAACAGCCACTCCATACGGAGTGGCTGCCTTCACATATGATAGTTTAATCCTGTTTTTCAATTGGCATGATCATCTTCTTATGTTCCCGCTTCTTCCAGCACGACTTAAGCCCGTCAATGTGCTCGAACAAGTCCTTGGGAATGGTTGCCTCCATTGGATCAAGAATGAAGTCAATTCCCTCTCGTCTGGCCAGTTTTGCTGCTGGCACAAAGTCGCTGTCGCCTGCCAGTAAAATTATCTGATCTACTTGTTTTTTATACGCAAGTGACGCAATATCTAATCCGATGCGCATATCAACGCCTTTCTGGTTGAAGGAGATCGTAAAATCTGATTCCGTTAAATCCTCAACGCTTCGTTCCTTTCTGCACAGTGCCTTTGTAGCATCCGCCGAAAGTGCAAAGTGCGCGCCGGCATCAGACAGCCGACCCATTCGGAGTGCGACCTTGCGTTTCTTTTTCAATTCTTCAAAAAATGCATTTGCCCAACGATAAGTATCGGATTTTCCAAAGTCGATCCCGCACTTCAACGCAGGATGATAGACCGTCTTTTTCAGCGGCGGGCAATCGTAATAGAAGATACGATACAGTTCACGCTCTTCTCTGTGGTCACTATCCTTCCCTTCATCGCGAATGTGTGCCATGCAGTAGGCATACAATTCGTTTGCGCGGTCAATCGGGCTTTTATCACCCCGAAGGTAAAACGCCCGCTTTCTGTAAAACGCACCATCTACAAGAATTGCTGTCTTTTTCATATGTCAGCTCCTAAAAAAATGATGAAGCCCCCGGTTGCAGCATTCCCCGTATGAATGGGGTGCTTAATACCGGGGGCCTGTTAATGGCACAACGGACGTAGTAAACAAACATTACTTTCGTTGTGCTTATATATTATGACAGCAAAAATTCATTGTCAACCCATTTAGTAAAATTTAATATTCAGGAGCCGCCCTATCCGGGCGGCTCTGTTGCATGTTCCCGCAGTACATTCACGCACCGCGCTATGATCTTCTTGACGCCGTTTACGCTCAGGCCCTCGCGCTCGGCAATGCGCTCATGGCTCCAATCGTCAAGAATCTTCCGTTTCAGGATTTCCCGGTATCGCTCCGAAAGAATCCATTCGTCGATCAAATGCTCCCAATCGCTGCGGCTCAGACTCGGCAGCCCCCGCAGCATACGCCCTCCTTACTTCGTGTCCAGCACGGCGATATTGCCCTTATTGCTGACCCTCAGGCCCAGCGCGGCGGCGATATCGCGCACCTTTACATAGTTCGTGCCGTTTTTCAGGATACGTTCGACGGCGACCTCCTTGCCGTCCACGATCATTTTGCTTTTTTCTACCACTTCATCTTCAAACCTTTCCAAGAATTTTTTCCACTGCTCGTTGCCAGTGGTGTGATAGTAGGTGTTCATGTCCGTGCCTACAAAAGGACGCGGGCAGTACTTCCCGGACACATCATAGTGCCGGATAATGTGATCAGCCGGAATGTTGTGCTCCTCCATGAGCTTGCAGATGAGCCACTCGGCATTGTCCAGCACCTTTTTCTCGAAGAACCAGTCTGTGTCGTAGGCTCCCATGCGCTTCGGATTGACCTTCTTCGGTCTCAGCTCTACGCCGATGGAGTTCCAGTTCCGGCACTCCGGATGCAGCGTACCGTCTCCGCAGTGCCACGCCACATCCGTGTCCTTGACGCACCGGTAAATGATATCGCCCTCGTCTACGGCGTAGTGCGCGCTGGCTCTGGCCTGCGGGTTTTTGAACCACTCGGCCACGCTGGCCGCAGAGCCGAGTGCGCCGAAGTAGTGGACGACGATCCATTTCGGCGTGCATCCGCCCGCTCGATGGTTGATCGGCGTGAGTGCGTCCTTAATTACCGGCATTGGTTGCGCCTCCATCCACTGCATCCTGCACCTTCTGGCTCTGCGTGCCGAAGTAGAACGCGATGATTACCGCGTAGATTGTCATGAAGTCCTGCGAGATCTTCTCGGCCACCGCCATGTAGGCGAACACGCCCGTCAGAACCAGCGTCACAAGGCTCTTCACGCTCAGGAGATTCCCGAGCCGCTTGATGATCTTATCCATCGTATGTACCTCCATCGTCTTTATCATTTGGTTTTGCAAATACTCTCTTGAGCAGGAGCAAAATCAGCTCCCCGCCGAAGGCCGCGCCCGCGAATACCAGCACATCCGAAAGGTCGCACGTCCTATCCAGCAGGACGGCGGCGGTTTTCAGGATCATCGCCCATGTGGCCACTGCCGTGAGCATCCACAGGCAGTAGTATACAAGCTCGCGGGCCATACGGCCCTTTGTCCATCGTTTCTTGTCTCTGCGCATCAGCCCAGCCCCAGCTTCGCCAGCGCAAATCCAATCAGCCCTGCAAGGATCGCCGTGATAACTCCCTTTACGACCGCCTCCCAGCGGCTTCCCGGCAGCGCCTTGATGCTTTTCACATCGGCCTTGATCTCGTTCACGTTTTCCTCGATCGCCTCCTGCTTGGTCGCCAGCACCTCCACCGAGGTCGCCAGCTGATGCAGCGCCCTGTTGTCTGCCTCCAGCTCATCGATCCTGTGCGAGTTGCTCTTGCATCGCGCCTCCACGGAGGCGATCTGCGCCTGAATTCCATCATCCATCTTGATACTCCTTTCAAAGCTTTCTATTTCGCACTCCGGGCAAACCATCCTGCCCTCCGGCACGGCCCGTCCGCAGCATACGCAAGTATCCATCACCTGATCTCCTCATTGATCGTCGCAATTACCGCCGACGCATCCGTGCAGATCAGACTTACGCGGATGTAGTGCTCACCGGGTGCTGTTACCGTGACGATGTCTCCATTGCTGGCGAAATTGAGACTATTCCATGCATGTCCGTTGTATATGTAGCTTGTAGATACCAACGTTGCCGTTGCGCTGTACTCTGCTGCTGCACTTTTCCCATCATTCGCAGCGGGGAGACTCACACCCTTTATGCGAAGCGTATCGCCAGCCGAAAGGTGAATAAGGCTTGTTGCGTCCATATTTGCGCCGATTGTCGCCCATCCTACCTGCGCTTTGTTCGTGCCGCTCGATGTGCTCAGCCGCGTATCCGCAGATATGCCGACAGTATTGATGATGTTTGTGATCTCTGCTGCACAGGTAATCACAATGTCGCCCAATACTTTTGGAATTGTGATCGTGCTGCCGGATACCACCGAAGCGGAAATGTCAACCCCGCGCATTGTGACAGTGATCGTGCCAAGCTTTTTGTATGTTCCCGTAGGCGTGAGCGTCGTAGTGTAGGCTGTGCCCTCGGCAATGCTGTCAGCCGTGTTGGAAGATGCACAGTTGGTGAGATTTAGCTTGATGTCGTAAGTCACAGACGGTGCAGAGGCCGCCGCAGTGATCGTGACTGCTCCCGTCACCTTTGCGATGTTGATTGCCCCACTACCTGCTGAATAAGCTGTAGATGTAATGTCCACGCCGCCCATTTTGATTACTACCGATGTGATTGTCTTTCCGCTTTCCGGCGTGATAGTCGCGGTGTACGCCTCGCCGTAATCCACCTGAGATGCACCGTTGCTGATCGTGCATCCTGTGAGATTTTTGGTGATGCTCTGATACCAGTGCAGCGTCTCTGGCGTTCCGTTGGTCATAGCCGCGCGGTAAGCGTTGATATCAGCCAGCGATATTCCGCATGTGCCAACCGCGAAGTGAACGCATTTGTCACGGAAGCTGTCACCGGAAACGGCCTTAATGGCATTGATAAGTCCAATCCACTCTGGTTCATTTCTCCGCCGCGCGAGGGCGTCCGTTCCCGAACCGGAATAAAATGTAGTCAACTCGTAGTCCTTGTCGATATTGCTCTGACTCATACCGAGCAGCCCTTCAAGCACACAAGCCAGCGTGCCGGTTCTGTCCGCGCCTGCCGTGCAATGGAAATACACCGGCTCCCGGTGTGTCACCGCGTCAATCACGCACCGGAGGTAGAGCTGCCACGTTGCAACCGGCACCAGTGCGTAAGACGCTGCCTTGTCGGCAATCGTAAACCACACATCGCTGCCAAGCGGGGATTCCGTTGCAACATCGCCATCGGACGGATCGCGTCCCTCTTTGCCTCTGAGATCGATTTCATGCTGCACGCCGAGCTGGCCGACCAATACCGCCCGATCTGCGGCAGAGATACGCCCGCCTCGAATCAGCAGCCCGTATTTCACGGTGCCGCCGTCGCAGGCCCAGCCTCCCAGATCGCGCACATTCCACGCTTCTGCGGAGTTGTTGCGCGTGCGAATCCAGCGTAGCGCATCCAGCGGCTTGAGCGTCCCCGCAGCATTGTTCCCGGCAAATGGCGTGAGGACATTCGGCACTTCGTTGTAGTGCGTCACCCCGCCCGCCTCCTGCCCGATTGGCTTGTAGTTGCCCACAACTGCCGTCGCAGGCGCATAATTTGCAATCTGCGACGTGCTGTAATCAGCGGGATCGTATGTGACGTTTGCGAGGTAGTTTCGAACCAGCTCCGGGCATTGATGCCATTCTAAGGCTTCCACAGCGCCGGTCTCGATTGCCTGAATGGCAGACACAAACCCGGACGGGTACACCAGCTGCGCATCCGTGCCTCCCTTCGCTCGGATTGCGTCGGCGACAGCCGTCAGATCTGCCGTGTTTGTCAGGTATTCCGCCATCAGAAGCTCCCTCCATTCGCGTTTGCGATCTCTACAGCTGCCCATGCTCCATCCACAACGCGCAGGAATTTCCCGTTATCAGCGGATGTAACAGATGGAACACCTTTTGGAATTTCCACGGTTTTCGCCGCGCTTCCGTCGTAGCTCGTTGTCGTATCGCCGATCTTGATGTTGAGCGAATAAGGATTTTTGAGTTCCGTCGGAATCGTGGGGATATCGGACTCTTTCGCCAGCGTTCCGGCCCATGCCATCCAAGCGAACCCGTTGAATGCCACAACTAGATACATCGGTTTTTGCGTCGGATCGTTTGATCCAAGCGCTCCAAATCCAAGCACCACCAACCCGGAAACGCTTGCCGTGAGCGCAAGTGGAAGTGTGAATGGTCTGTCAGCATCGCTGAACTTTGCAATCGCATACACCGCATACCCTGCCGCATAGGCCGCATACACCTCCTCAGCCGTTTTGTCTGCGGTTGCGTTGTTGCCGTTTCCTTGCGTCACCGTCACATAAAACGCGCTCTTCGCTGCGCCAGTCGCGCCATTCACGCTTTTAACCGGCACATCATCCGCGCCGATGGGCGTGAACCCGAGCGCACCGACAACCGCATCCTTCGTGACATTCGCATTGTCCCCGTTTGCGCCCTTCGGAATTCCGAGGTTAAGCGTAGGCTGTGCGGCTGTTCCGCCCATGCTTGCCGTAGCCTCGCTTCCTGCGGGCAGCGTCGTCACCGTCCCTATCTTGATATCCGGCGTCACGCCATCCTTACCGGGTGCTCCATCCTTGCCGGGTGCTCCATCCTCACCGGGTACTCCATCCTTGCCGGGGCTTCCGTCTTTGCCGGGAGCTCCGTCCGGGCCTGCGGGGCCTGTCGCACCCCTCGACGGCTTCCCGGTGTCCTCGTCTCCGAGATACCAGTTCCCGTTTGCTCCGATCGTCGGCGTAATGCCGTCCTTGCCGTCCTGCCCGGTGCCGCCGCCTCCGCCCGCCGGAATCTCATAGGTATCCGGAAGCCCCGGAAATGTAACTGATTTTAATGGTTTTTTCACCAACTGCCACCTCCCAAAATCAGAATCTCATACGGCACACTTGCGAACGTCGCTGTGATTGTATTGGGCAGCGCAAACACTGCGCGTCCGCTGCTGTTGTATGCCACACCGCCGTATGCGTACTTTTCCGCCTTTGCGCCGGTCGCGGTCATGGACATATACGCACTGAAATCTTCGCTGCAGAATGAACACACGACATTGTTTCCCGTGATCGTGCTTTTCGTGTAGACCAGCGCAAAGGACGGGGGACTTGCTTGGATCAGCTGCGTCTCCGCCTCGCTCAGCACCAGTGTTTTCTTGTCGATGGATGCCTCCGCCGCCGTCATGGTCCTTTTGACGAGCACTGGGTACTGGACTCCCTTCACAAGCACCGACCCCAGCGCGTCATATGCCGCATCCTTCGTCACGGAGATATCCGAAGCGCCCGGTGTGACCGTCTTGCTCTGCAATTTCATTGCCTGAATGGTCTGTGCGCCCGCGAGATACTTCCCGGCGGGGATGGTCTGCGGCCGTGTGGACGGCGCATAGGCCGCCGCCGCGAGGCTTTCGATCTCACCCGTGACCTTTCCGCCGTTGACATACGCCGTGTACGGTTTGAGGATCTGTGCGGCGGTCGCCGTCGCATCGGAAATGTCCGGCCGCGGATCATAATGCCCGGCCTCCTCGGTCAGCTGCTCGATGGTTTTCTTTCCGGTAAACCCGAAGATCGTCCGCAGCGCCGACGCCAGCGCGTCGAGCTTGCTCTTTGTGACTACTACCTTATCGTTCTCAGCCATATGTCGCCCCGTCTCCGTCCGGCAGCGCGGTCAATACCGCCTGCACAAGCTCCGCCTTGTCGGCGGCCGTGAAATAATCCGTCCCCTTGACGGGCGTCTTGCCGTCCGCACCCTTCGCACCCGGGGCCCCTGTCTCGCCCGTAGCGCCCGCAGGCCCTTTGATGTTGACCGGCGTCGGATTCTCCAAGCCTCCGTCGTTCGTCCAGCTGATAACGCCCTCCGCGCTGACGGACGGCGTGAACGTGTATCCGTTCTGCCCGCTCGTTCCGTCTCCTTCGGTCGTCAGCGCCCGGATGATGATGTTCCCGTTGCCGTCGTCCTCGACCACGGTCTGGAAGCTGTCTCCCTTCGGACCCGGACGGCCCTGCGGGCCGGTCGCGCCGTCCTTGCCGTCTGCGCCTGCGGGGCCTGGCGGCCCCTGCTTGCCCGTTGGGCCTGCCGGTCCCCGGATGTCTCCGAGATCAGCGGTGCTTCCGTCCGTCAGCGTAAAGATCAGATGCCCTTCGTCCGACACCGCCACAGCCTGGATGCCTCTGGAAATGAGGCCGTGGATCGTCACCATCACGCTTTCCGGAATTTCGATTTTCATACCCTCGCCTCCTTATTCCACACGCGCAATGTTCCCGCTCGCAAGCGTGGTACGGTTGCCGTGCGTGTATAAAATGTCGTACCGGTAGATTCCGCGCGGGAACTTGGCCGTCACCTCGTCCGTGAACGCCAGCGTTACCGTGTTCTCGTCCGCTCCGGTGAAGGAGAATTCCTGCACGGCCTTCTTTGTCCAGTCGTAGAATGTGACCTTGATCTTGTCCGTCTGCCCGATGGCCACGTCCGCGCCGTCCTGGTCCTCCAGCTCCAGCCGGAGCCGGAGGGAGAACGTATCTCCCTCATACCAGCAAATGCACCCGTTCGCAATGCGCGGGCTGACCCGCGCGCCGGGGATCGTGTTTGCCGCACTCATTTCTTGTCTCCTTTCCTTTTGTTGGCCTCCCGCCGCCACTTGATGATGTTGTCCCGCGCCTTATCCGCATCGCCTCCGATAGCCTTGTACGCGCTGATGTAGGCATTCTTGAGCCGTGTCGCCTCGTCGCCGGTCGCCGCCAGCCACGCTTCCTTGAAGTGTTTTGTGAGCTGAGAGGACAGGTCGCCCTTGTCCACACCGTGCTTCATATACTCCTTGGCAACCTTCCGCGTATCGGCCAGCACGCCCTTGTCCACTGCGTCGAGGAACTGTCCGTACTTCTTCCAGCCCTCGCCGCCCTTCCACTCTTCGAGCGTCCAGTAAACGTCGTGTTCATCCTCCGCCCCGCAGTACTTTTGCAGATAGTCGGATACCTCGCTCTCTGGCATGGAGCCGCCCAAATAGTCCTCCTTGAGCTGACTTTTCAGGTCACTCTTCACGGCCTTTTCCGCATCCTCCTGCGCCTTTCCGTCCGCCACCTTCGCGCTGACGGCGTTCTGGTAAAAAGCATCCCATGTATCGCCGCCCGCTTTCAGCGCCTCCCTGTACCCGCTCCAAGGTTCAAATCCCGTTGCTGAGTAGTTTGCCGCCAGCAATGCCGACTTCTGACTCCCGGTCAACTCCATGCCGTCGAGGATACCCATCGCTTCGTCGCGCTTACTTCCGGAAATCGTCTTTCCGTCCGCGTCCTTCTCGCCCTCCACGTTCGCAGCCATCACTGAGTAGGCAATGCTTGCCGATTCCGGAACGCCGTTGTCGGCGAGTTTCTTAAACTTCTCAACATATGCGTCCGCTTCATAATCGTCGAACAGTACGCCCTTTGCCTGTTCCGCCGCATAGTCGTAGAGCTTCGCAAGCATTTTCGCCTGCTGATCGTCGCCCGCGCTCTGGAATGCATCAGACTGCACAAGTTCATTGAGGCTGTTTCTGACTGCCTCGCTCCACACCATGTCATATGTCTGCTTCTGATATGCCTTAAGCTCACGCTTTTCGTCGTGGATATTGACGGAGGACGGCGTGTCCGCCGGGGCCGCGTTCGCGTATCCTGCCTCGTACAGTCTTGCCACTGCCTGCACGGCTTCGCTGCTCACATCTACATCCCGCACCTGAAACACGTGCTGCACACGCATCCGCAGCGCGTCTCCCGTCAGCCCTTTCAGCAGATTCCTGTTCGCCGTCTGCATTGCATCGTCATACGCCGTTCCAAGCGCAGGGGATACCGTCTTGACCGTCCCGAGAATATACGTCTCCAGATTGTTTGCCGGAAGCGAAAACCCATATGTGGCGATCTCCTTTGCCAGATTCCGGATGTCTCCGAGCATATCGTTCCCGTACCGTTTCAGGTAAAGTGTCAAATCTCCCTTGTTCTTAATCAGGTCTGCTCCGTCCGTCACGAACTTGTTGATGTTTTTCCCGTGCGTGTCTATCAGCTCCAGCACTTTGTTGAGCTGCTCCACGCTCTGCGAGTTGAAAATGTCATAGAATCGCTCTCCCGACAATGTGCCGCCGATCAGTTCCACGACCTCTTCTCCGCCAATCGACGCGGCTCCCGCGATGCTGGAAAGCAGATCCTCTCCCATGCCTTTCAGTACGCTCAGCGCCGTCAGGTTCCCGTCGTCGTCTCTGTATTTCTTGTCTCTGTGCTTCAATAGCGCCATGAGGAACGTTACCGCCGTAGACCATATATAGCCGCCCGCTGCGGAAACGAACGCCTGCCCGACGCGGCGGTTTGCGCGGCGCTGCACTTCGATGGATGCTCCGCTGCGCTTGTAGTACTGCGCCTCTCCGATCGCCTGACGTACCGTGTTGTATACCTGCGCCGAGTCCGAACGGAACATGGTGACTGCTTTCGCCAGCGCATTCTTGCTCTTGCGCAGCCTGCCTTGGTGCATTTCATCGGATGTAGACTGGCTTCGCGCCACAGCGTCGTTGAAGCGCTCTGCGACCTTCTGATAAAACGGGCTTTGCCCTGCGTCGATCTGTTCCTGCGTCCCGATTTCCAGCTCCGGGTTTTCTCTTCGCACGGCGTTTTCTGCCCACGGCCACAGCGTGCTTGCTGCCCATCCGTCCATGGCTGTGATCGCGCCGCCTCCGAACGCAAAGTTCAACACTTTGTTGTTCTGAATCTTTGTCGGATGATCCTTGAGCTGCTTTGTCTCCGGCGTCGCGTAGCCCATGAGCCGGTAATCGAGCATCTTGGTATACTTTGAGATCAGCGTTCTGTCGATCTGTGCGATTTGCTTCGGGCTTGGCGTGTTCTCCGCGCCGAGATAAGCCGCTGCCAGGGGAATGGAGCCTGCCTGCTTGAACACGATAGACGGATTGAATCCGAACGTCGCCGCAATGTAGTTGCTGAATATCTTGTCTGCGGCAGTCGTTACAAAGTCCTGTTCACTGCTTCCGCCCGCCTCCAGCTTTGTAAGCTGATCCATGATGTATTTTTCTGTTACCTCGCCCCATTTCCCGTCGATCACGGTTTTCATGGATGTCGTGCTTCCGCGCCAGTTGAGCAGTGTTTTCCAGTTCCGCGCCGGGATCGCCATTCCTACGAAGCGTGACGTCTGGCTGACGTTCCGCTCGAAAGCGTCGTAAGCGCCGATGTTGTATGTCGGATTCTTGGACACCTGCCGCGTCTTGAGGTTTCCGACGCCCTCTGCCGTCGCGTCATAGATTCCCGGCTCACTCTTCGTGAAGCTGCTGTTCGTGAAGATCGGCGCATAGTTTTTCCCCATGGCCTTGTCGTATCCATACAGAATGTTAGATACACGGTTGATCTCGCTCTTTGCGTATCCGTTGTAATACCTGTCCAGCACGTCCGCCAGCGCCTTTTCCTCAACGGTCAGGTCGGAAACGATCGCCTTTACCGTCTCCGGCGCAAGCTTGACCGTAGTCCCTTGCGCGAACGCCTCCTGCCGCTTTCCCTTGCTGTAAAGCTCCCGGTTTGCGAATGTGCGGCCGCCCGCCATGTGGCGGAGATTATCGTAGTTCCTGCTTTCCAGATACATGTGTACCTTCTGTGCTGGTGTCATGTATACCGTGACGGTTTTCCCGAAGATCGGTTTGTCTCCCATGCCCAGCTCCAGCAGCTCCGGCACCTTGATCTCGTACCAGATCGCATCCTTGCCCTGTCCATCCGACCGCATGACCCATTCCCGGTTTTTCTGCATGAAGTCCTTCAAGATCTGTGCCGCCGTGACCTGATACGACTGCGCATCGCGTTCGCCCTTCTCCAGCTGCTTCGCCATGCCGTACCATGTGCTGTTGGGATTCCACCCCGCCATGCGTTCCAGCACGTTCATGGTGCTCAGCTGCTCCATGTTCATAAATCGATCTGTCAGTTTTCCCGTGTATCCGCCCGCTGCGCTGTTGATCTCCCGCACCGAATCTGCATAAACGTCCTCGAATATGCGCTCTTCCGCGTCCCCAAGCACCCGGTTCCGGTTCGCAAACTCTGTCCGCAGCTCTACCGCCGCCTGATACAGCTTTCCCAGCGCGTCCAGATCCATGTCCCCGATCTTTCTCGCGTCCAGTCTCGTTACGATGCGCTCAAGCTCCTTTGACGGTAGGAAGTTCGGGTCGTTTGCTTTCGCATCCTGGTACATCTGCGCCAAATCCCGCCACGTCGCGTTGTACTTTCCAGACCACTGCATTTCGTTTGCAGTGCCGACGGCGTAAAGATCAATATCACTCAGCACCTCGTCGAACTGCTCACGCAGCTCCTCCGGCGCACGGAAGCGATTCTTGTTGAGCCATTGCAGTGTCTTGAGCGTCTTCTTCTGAAGCTCCTGAAGCTCCCTTCGCGCCTTCTGCCGCGCGGCCATATCCTTTCGGTCTTGCCGTTCCAGCGCCCTGCGGTTTGCCTCTCTGGCCTTCTCGCGCTGTATCCTCTCGTCGATCCGCGCCTCCATCGCGTCAATAAGCTTTCCCTTGCTCTTGGCGAGTGCGGCATCCTTCTTCTGCAGCCGTTCATCCGTGCGGGCCTCCATCGCTTCAATGAGCTTCTGCCTGCTTCTGTCCGTCGCTGCGTCTTTCTTCTGTAGCCGTTCATCCGTGCGGGCCTCCATGGCCTCGATCACGCCCGCATTGTTCTGCGATCTCTGCGCATTGCGTTGTGCCGATCTGTCCCGTTCTGCCTCAATGGCCGCCGTCTTGTCGCCCCGAAGCTTCACCTCAAGCTTTGCCTTTTCGGCGAAAGTCCGCATCGCCCAGTCCAGCTGCCGCTCCATGTTTTCAAGGATCGCATCGTCCGATACAAAATCCTTTCCGGCCAGCGCCTGCGCGTACTCAGACAGGCTCAGATTCTGATCCTGCGCTTCCTCCGCTGCCTGCACGATCTGCTCCAGCTTTTGCCTCTGGCTCCCGCCGGTCTCGCTGAACGTGTCAGGTGCCGCCTCAGACAGTGCCTGTGTCCACGCTTCGGCGCTCCGGTCTGCGGTGCTGTCTGTGAGATAGATCCCGGCCTCGAACGCTCGTTTGCGGAAGTCGTTCCATTCGCTTCCGAATTCCCGCCTCGCGCGTTCGCTGACATAGAGCCGCCCATCTCCCACGATATCCGGCACAGCGTCCGGCTGCTGCCGCAGGCTCTCCATCATCGCCCCGGAGGAATAAAGCCTGGCGAGGAACACATCGCGGTCTGTCTGCGTCAGCTCTCCGTTTGTGTAAATGCGGTCTGCAAAATAATCGATCACGCGTCCAACATCCGTCCGCTGTGTTTTCGATACGGAGAACATTTTGAACAGCGTGCTTTTCAGCTCCCGCTGTGCAATGGTCGGTAGATTGACCCGTTCCGACCGCCTCTTGTCCTCCTGACCGTCAGCCGCCTCTGTAACCGAAAATTTTTCTTGACTTTTCTGCTCTGTTCTGCGTATACTGGGTTCAGAGACGGATGCAGTGTTTCTGTTGGTTCCCGGTGACGGGTTCTCAGCTTTCGCTGCATCGGTCTCTTTTTCTGTGAAAGAGGTTGGCTGCAGATTTAGAATGTCGTACAGCAACATGCTTCCGCTTTCCCGTGTGCCTACTACCACTTCCGCCGTGTAGCCGTTTCCACCCACGCGCAGCAGCACATTGCCTCTCGCAAAGTCTGCGATTTTGTCCTTGCGTGGATGGTTCAGCCCTTCGTTCACCCAGTCCGTTGTTGCGCGCAGGATTTCGTCTGCATTGTCCGTGGCGCGCAGTTTGTCCGCCCGCAGCTGCGGGTCGTTGTTGTAGAGCCACTGCATATACCGCGAGAATGTCATCTCCTGACGGCTCTGATAGTCAATATTGATCTCGTTGTTCCCCACAGTGATGCCGTTGGGGAACTTTTTCTTCAGGTTCTCCTTGATGGTCTTCACCCAGTCCGCTTCCGGCACGCCCGCGAGGATGTCCTGTTCCACCTCCACGAACGGCTTGTTGTCCGTGGTCTTTCCGATGCTATACTTCTCCGGCGGGCCTCGTGTCCCGCCGGTTTTTTCCGCCGTCTGAGCTGTCGTTCGCAGCTCTGCCGCCTCCCGGACGGTCTGCTGATACTGCTCCGCGTGGGTGCCGAATGCGTTGATTCCCGCATAAGCGTCCGCATAGATCTCTTCCTTGATGGCATTCAGCGCTTCGTCGAATTCCGCGTCCGTCCCCTCTGTCGGCACGTCATTGACACCGCGCCGGGAACGAATGTATGTCTCGACGATTTGGTCAAATTCTTCCTCGCTGAACGTATCCCGAATGTGCTGTTCGATCTGCGCATTCAGTCCCGGCGTGTTGTCTGCGATCCAGTGGTATGTCTCATGAGATGCCAGTTGGTCAATAGTCGCCCGAAGGTTGTCCGCCTGAACGATGATCCTGTCTCCGGTGAACACCGCCGCTGCGCGCGCTGTGCCGCCGTTTGACGTTCTGACCTGCAAAGGCCCGAGCACATATGTCGTCTCAAGTCCTGTCCGTTGCTTGACTCTCGCCGCAGTCTCTTTCATGCCTGCATCCCAATTTTCCCGCATAAAAACCGTGTTGCCGCGATAGCCCGTCCCACGGCTCACCCCAAGCTCGACGGTGCTTACTTTCGGGAGCCGAAGATCTCTTGCACGATTCTGTCTTTCAACTGCTGTTCTGCTTTGCTGAGCGGCCGCGTTTGTTTTTCCTGTCCTGCCTGCCACTGCTCCAAACGGCTTTCCGGCACGTCGATCAGACTCCCGTCTCGATCCTCCATCAGGTACGACGTTTTCTTGCTGCTCTTCAAGTCTTACCGCTCCTTTCTTGTTTGTCTCCTGCACCGGTGCTTCTTCCTGTGTCGCGGTCTGTTCGGCCTGCTTTGGCCCCGGAAGCGTCGTCTCCCGTGCCAGCTCTTCTGTCTCCTGAACCGCCTGACTTGCCGCCTGTGCAGGTGCCGGCTTCGGTGCTTCTGCTTCCTGCGTGATCTGCTGTTGCTCCGCTCTTGAAGGCTTCTGCATTTGCTGCGTTTCTGTGCCGCCCGGGATCAGCTCCAGCGCCGCTTGGATCGCTTCCAGCGTTGCGTCTCGCGTGTATCCGCTCAGCTCCGTGCTTGCCTTTGCCTGCGCCGCTTCGAATATCTCCCGTGTTTCCTGTGTCAGGATGCGCGCTTCTTCCTCGTTCTCTACAGTCAGTGTACTCAAGTACGAGTTTATAAACCGACTGTTTAGCCAGTTCATCATATAAGCAATGTCCACCGCAGTCCCACTGTTGATCCCGTATCTGTCTGTATAGTCCCGCTCTATCTGCTTTGTTCTTTTTGCAAACTGCTCGTTTGCGTTGCTCCAGCTTCCAAATATCTCGTCTCTTCGTTCCGGCTCCAGTGAAAACACTCTGTCTTTTTTTGCTTGCGCCTGCTCGTATTTTGTGAGCTGTGGTTCCTTGTTGAAGTCGATTTCCCGCGTCTCTGCTCGCCGTCCGGCGTCTGCTTGCGTTCTCTTCCCGGTCTGCGTCTGTACATTCTGTACTTCCTGCACGGCCTGTGTGGTCTGCGCCGGTGTCTGCTGCTGCCTTTCCGCTTCCTGAACGGCCTGTGCGGGTGCTTGCTGGCGGGCCTCTCTTGCCGCCTGCCGCGCATCCCGCTCATCCGCATACTGGTTGTACGTCTGAAAAGCCGCCTCGGCCTGCGCGGCCTGATCGGCTTTGACCGCCGAATTCACAACTGCCTGCACCTCTGCCGTCTCCGGCATCTGACCGGCCTTTACCTTGTCCATGACCGCCTGCGCAGCCTCTGCGGTCGCCTGATCCCCGCGCTCCTTTGCCATCGACTCCACTGCGTCCATGACCTGTCCGATCACGTTCAGCTGTTTGCCCCTGTTGCGTGCCTCCACGGCCTTGTTCGTTCCTGCGTATGCTCCGGACATGGCAAGACCGGAAATGCCGCCCGCGAGGAACGAAAGCCCGTCCTCTTTCAGCATGTCTCCCAGCGTCAGCGCAAGCGCCTTTTCCTTTGTATTGCCCTTTGAAAGATACTCCGCATACGCGCCCATGACCTCGCCCCGGTCGTGCTTTGCCACAACGTCGTAGATTCGGTTGAGCCAGTTGGAGGCGATCTCTTCCGCGCCCTCGGACGCGAACGCCCGCATCACTTTCTTCCACACCTGCTTTCCGCTGAGCATGGTCTTGATCTTGTCGCCCACAGAGTATTTCTCCGTTAAGCCCTCGATTGCGCCCTCAACAATGCCGTCAATAAGCGCCTCCTGATTGGATTTGCCGCTCTGAATTCCCGCATACACGGAATCCGCCGCGACCTGCGACCCCATCACCCAGTTCATCGTCTCTGCCACCGCCGAGGACGCCGCTTCTCCGCTGAGTCCCGTCGTTCCGACGATTGCGGTCGATGCGGCCATGTTGACCGCGCTGTCCAGCGCGGATGTTCCTGCCTGATACAAAAACTGTCCGACCGGCCCCATGCCCTCCATGACGCCGCTGCGGATGCCGCTCGACTCGTGCGTTGCGAAATACAGTGGGCTGTAGATGTTTGTCGGCATGTCCTCGTTCTGGTATCCGCCGAGCCACTTCGGCAGAATGCCGCGAAGCGATTCGATGTTTCCGAGTGCCTTGAACGGGGCGAGCAGGGAAGAAGCGACGGTCGATGTGACCGGCGCGTCTTGGCCGAACTTCCGCGCGCTTTGCGACCGCTTCTGGTAATCCTCGAAGTCCTCCAGATACTTTTCGTATTCTGCCAGCCGTTTGATCTGATCGTATGAGTATCCCTTCTGCCGAAGCTTCCATTCTGCTCCTTCGTTGTCTGCCAGGTATCCGGTCTTGTTGTATTCCCGCAGAAGCTCCCGTGTCTCCTCATCCAGCGCGCCGATCGTGTTCTCCGCCTGCCCCAGTGCGCGTGCGGAATCCAGCGCCGCTTTTCTGGTCTCCAGCGTGTCGATCTCGCTCTGTATGTCCCTGACCCCTCGAGCCTGCCTGCGCGTCCCGTTCTCATCGGTGTACCAAGCCGTCCCGTTCTCGTCAAACTGATAGTCTCGGAAATGCTCGTCGGATTTCTGCTCATATAGCTGATCCAGTTGCTTCTGTATCTCTGCCGAAGTCCGCTTCATGCCGCGCAGCTGATCCGGAAGGACCGTCTCCCTGTATCGCTTTTCCTGCTCCGCAGCCCGTCTTTCCAGCTCCCCGTCGAACTGATTCAGACCGATCAGGCGGCTATAGTCCTGCCCGGCATTCGTCGCCGCCTGCTGGGCCGCCGTTCCGGTCTGCACCTTGCGCTGAAACTGTAGATACTTCTGAATATCCTGTGCCGCCTGTACGCGCGGCTGCATATCCCCGTCGAGCTGATTCAGGCCGAGCATGCGGCTGTAGTCCCGCTTCTGGCTTCCGCCCGCCTGCTGGGCAGCCGTGCCGACGGATACCCTGCGTGGGAATTCCGTCTGCTTCTGGTACTCCGCGACATACTGCTTGTACTGCTGATACGCTGCCTCATAGCTCTGCGGCGTCGCTTTCTTGGTGTTCGTCCGGTAATCCGGATTATACGGGCCGTTCGTGACGTTCTGCCTGCCGCCGCTTGCCTCATACTCCCGCAGAGCATCAAGCCCGCTGCGCCACGTTCCGCCGGAGCTGCCTGCGTTTCCCGTCTGCTGGTTTCCGCTCTGCGTCTGCCGTCCGCTCCGCGCCTCATACTCCCGCAGAGCATCAAGCCCTGTGCGTTTCTTTGCCATATTGAACTCCTTATTCCTTCGGGATTCCGTAGCCCGCCTTGTTCAGGATGCTGACCAGCTCGTTATACTGCTTCTTTCCGGTCGAATTGCTCAGATTGAGTTGACCCGCCATACTCAAAAACAGGTCGTATGCCTTTTCCGGCTGTCCCGCCATGATCCACTCGGTCATGCCGCGCTTGAGCTGGTTGTACGTCTGTGCCATTGCACCGCCCGCACCGCCGCTGTTGTAGGTGTTGTCGATATACCCCTTTCCGCTTCCGGTTCCGGAGCTGCCCGCTCTTCCGCCTCCGCTGCCGCCGCTTCCACCTGCGGCCCTCTGCTGCGACTGCCAATAGGCCTGCTCCTGCGCAGCCTTCTGCTGCCAGTAGCTGAGCTGATCCGACCACTGTGTGTAATCTTTGTTCCACTCGGAGTCGTAGGAGCTCCGCGCGTCGGCAAGGTCATTGTAGTAGTCCGATACCGTGTCCCGGTACTTGCTGTAGTCCATGCTCTCCCGGTCGCTCACGAGGCCGTACCGGTTGTAGAGATCCTGCCCCTCGTCCTGATACCGGCCATACGCCCGGTCGTAGAGTTCCGGCACAATGTCGTTCAGGCTCTGGAGGTATGCGTTGTATGTCTGCTGCCCGACCTGCTCCGCGTAGGTCGAGCCGTAGCCGCCCGTGAGGCTGGCCGCCTGACCCATCGTGTCCTGCATGGCCGTCCTGCCGAGTCGCTGATACTGCTCCTTGTACTGCTGATACAGCGCGTCCTGGTTGAGATCGTACTGGAACGGCTTGCGGTTGGTGATCTGGTCGTACAGGCTGTCCAGCTCCGCATCCCACCGCGACTGATACGCGCCCGGCCTCCGGCTCTGCACCTGCTGGAGGTATGCCTTCGCCTGCGACACCGCGCCGGAAGGGGAGTAGCCCCTTTCGAGATTCCCGAGTCTGCCCGCCGTGTAGTCGGAATAGCCCGGCAGCGTGTTCCGCGTGGAATAGCCGCCCTTGTAGTTCTGCGTGGTCTGGCCCTTGTTTACGAGCGTGGACTTGTACTGTCCGTCCGCACCCACGCTGTCGATGCGGTAAGTACCGCCAGCCGTGACCACCTCGTCGCCGACACCAAGCCCGGACGGCGCACGGCCGTCGTCATTTACTCTGTACAGTGCCATCTTCCGCGTCCTCCTTCTCCGGCGGCCTTGCTGCCTCTGCCGTCTCCTGCATCTCCACGAGCCTTTGCAGCTCTGCCCGGTAGCTGTCGAGCACCAGAGCCGCCACGACCGGTGGCAGCCTCGACCCGTTCAGGGCCTCTGCGATCTTCTGTCTCAGCTCTTTTACTTCTCTTACCATCATGTTGCCTCCTCGGTACCCTCCGTGACGTTTCCGGAGGTGTTGATGCTGGCCCCGTTAAAGGTGAGGCTCGTTCCCTTGATTTTGATTTCTCCGTTTTCTGTAATGTGGATATACGCGCTGTTGTCGCTCAGTGCCAGATACACCGAGCCGCTGTCTGCCAGAATTCGCACGGCTCCATAGGAAAACAGCTCCACCGCCGAGGACGCCGTGCTGGCGCCCGTGATGCTCAGCCATCCCCGGTTGCCAATGTTGAGGTTGAGTGAGTCCAGCCCGCCGTTGGTGTTTGTGCTGACCGTTGCGGCCAGCGCCGTCAGCTCCTGCACGTCCGCGATCAGCGACGAAAGCTGCATCTGAATGCTGGTGTAGCTGCCGTCCTGGTTGAGCAGCAGATCGCTTGCCTTGATGGAGCCGGTGATATCCGCGCCCGTCGCTGTCAGTTTGCCGCTTGCGTCCACCTTGAATGCGCTCCCGATGGAAAGCCCGTCCGTGCCGAAGTAAAGCCCGGCCCCGCCCCATGTGTTGTCGGTGCGGTAGATGCTGCTATCCGAAATGCTCCACGGGCCGAAGCTCGACCCCGCCGCCGCCGTGACCGTTCCGGTCAGCTTCGCGTCGAATGCCTCCAGCGTCCCGGAAGGGAAGTGGAGCTTTTTCTGTGCCAGATAGGCTACCTCACTGCCGCCCTGCCAGAAGCTGACCCTGCCGGACGTGACGGTCAGCAGCTCGTTCTGCGTCTTGTCGATCACTTCCTTGTCGTTGGACACGGTCGTCTCGATGTTGCCGACGCCCACGCCATAGACCGGCGTCACGCCGTTGTAGTACAGCAGCCCCGTCTTGACGTACTGCTTCGAGTTCACGGTAAAAGCGTTGTTGACGCCCGCCGAGAACTCATACAGCTGCCGGATGCCGAATTCGTTTCCGTCAATGGTCATGCTGGCCTCCTGCCAGTACTTCCCGAAGTCCGACACGGCCACATAATTTCCGCTGAGCTTCAGCTTGAATGCCTCGGAGTTCTCCGCCGCGAAATCCGCCGTCTTGATGATGAGCGTCTTGAGCGCGGCAAAGCCGCTCAGCTCCGTCAGCCGATCCTCCTTCGACAGTGCGCTTGCATCGATGGCCTGCGAGATCTGCGTGAGCACCGCTCCCGCCGACCAGTCCGCGCCGTTCAGCTCATCCGTCAGCTGTACCAGATACCGCCGCAGCCCGTCCAGCTGCTGCGCGGCGTCCCCGCCGGTCATGGGCGGGTATTGTAAAGTCAGGCTCCCCATATGCGCCTCACAGATGGATGAACGGTGCCGTCATTTTCGGCATGTTCGTCCGGTTGTAAAAATCCTGATACGCCGTGTAGTAGGCGTTGTACTTGGCCATTGCGTTGTTGTACCGCACCATTTCTCCATTCGCGTCGGAGATCTTCATTTCCAGATACCAGCGGTATATCTCGTCATACGGCCACGGAATGCGCAGCTTCGTGTCGAGATCGACCGTTTCCGGATACCCTTCGAACGTCTGTTCGCTTGGCTTCTCCTGCGGCACACAGCCGCACCATTCGCGGTCGAGCGGATCTCGCGTCCGCACCCACGGCTCGCAGACCGGATTCCCGCTCCCGTGTGTTTTTTCTATTTCCAGATAGACCACGCCGTCCAGCTCACTGAGCCAGCGCACCTTATCGATGTTCTCATATTGATTTGGCGTGAGCCGGTCAACGGCTTCGATCGCCTCTCGGATGGTCATGCTCACTGCCTCCTTTTCACATTCCAAATTCGATAAAAGGGCCGCTTGCGCGGCCCTCTTTATCACTGCTGCTGCTGCATTTCGTGGACGCGCTCAAAAAGCTCCGTCTCCTGCATCTGCGCATGCTCCAGCACCTCGGCCACCGCCAGCGGCACCTCCACGGGCTTGCCGCGCGGCACCTGATATGCCTTGCCGTTGATGCATACGAACTCGAACTGCTGTTCTGTCTCCGATGCGCGCGGCAGGAAGATGCTCTTCGTTGCCTGCGCTTCGGCCTTGGTCTTTACCTCTGCCATGGTTTCCCTCCTTAGTTGGCCTCGTCCGTGCCGGAGTACTCCGACAGGCTCTCTACGCGGACCATGCGATCCTGATAGAGGATCTTCGTCGCGGTGGAGAACTTATAGCCGAGCGTGCTGAACTGGTTCAGCGGGCCGCCCGCCTGCTCCTTGCTCTTTACGATCATTTCCAGGCCGCCGCCCTCCGGATCGATCATACCGAAGGCGTCCTTGCCGAGGAAGAGCGTGGAATACACGCTGTAGTAGGTCGCCGCAGGCGTACCGCCCGAACCGGCTGCCGTCTTGACGGGGCAGGTGTTGTTGTTCCAGATCTTCGCCTCGGTCGTCTCGATGAAGCGAACGCCGTGCAGCTCGCCGATCTCGCCGGTGAACAGCGGGGTGACGTCTGCGTACTTGTGCGCCTCGATCCAGTCTTTGTTCTCGCGCAGATCATAGGTCACGGACGGGTGGATGATGGCGACGTACTTGCCGTTGATCGTCGGGGCCTTGAGCTTCTTCAGCGTCGTCACGGCCTTGTTGATCTCGGTCGGCGTCAGCTTGGACGTGGTGTCCATGCCTGCGCGGCTGTCCACGGCGGTGTGCGCGCCCGCAGCGCTGACCTTGTCGCAGTACTGCACGCTCGTGCCCGCTGCCAGCGTGTCGCGGACGAGCTTGTCCTGCGTGGTGCCCGCCGATGCGCCCAGCTCCTCGGTCGCGCCGAGGATCACGTCATCAATGGCGTGCAGCTCCAGCTGGTCGGACACGGTGACGTAGGTACCGTGCTGTACGATGGAGCCTGTCATGCTCGACTGGCCCAGCTTCTGGCCCGTGGGAATCACGCCCTCGGTCAGTGCCGGCGCGTCCGCAAGCGTGTTCCACTTGCGCCACTCGACCTTCTTGCCCCGTCCCTTCGGCAGCGGCTGCTTTCTGGCGAACTGCGCGTGAATGAGGTTCGGACGCGCGTTTTCCAGCAGCTCCGTGTCATAGTATGTCTTCATCAGCGACGACAGGTCGTTGGGCGCTGCGAACGCCGTGGTCGAGCCGTCGTAAGCGTTTACATAGTTCTGCGTGGTGTTGACCAGCGTACCGGCGTCCGGTGCGTGGCAGACCTGCATGATCTCAAAAAGTTTCTTCAAAATTTAGCTCCCTTCCCGGGGCTGACACTCAAAAGGTGATCTTCTCGCCCCGATTGACTCGTGCGCGAATTTCGTCGCGCTGTTGTTTCGTGAGCTTTCGAGGGTCAAACTGTACGGGCATGCCGCTTCCGGCGTTGGCCGCGCCCTCCGGAGGGCGCATCCCGTTTGCCTGGATACCGGCGACGATCTGCTGCTGTGTTGCCTGCGCGACGGCGCGCGTCCGCGCTGCCGCCAGCTCCGCCTTGTGTACGACCTCATAGGCCGTCAGCGCCGGGACGCCGTTGGATACCAGCCGCCCGAAGTCCGGGTTTGCCAGCTCCTGCGACAGATCCGCCTGCGGGTACATCGCCTGCACCTCCGCAAACTGCCCGACGATGCGGTCAAATTCCGCCCGCCGCTGCATCTCTCCTTGTGCCGCTGCATTCTCGCGCTGGAGTGCGGCGTTCTGCCGCTCCAGCTGCTTCGTGTGCATCAGCGTTTCCAGCGGGATACCCTTCTCCATGGCCTCGGCCTCATAAAGCCGCTTGTCGTCGGTCAGCCTTCTGGTCAGCGCGTCATAGTCGATCTTGTCCGGATCGGAGACGTCGATGCCGTACTGCTGGCCCAGCACATCGAGGATCGGGGAGAACTTGCTGATCGTCGCTTTCGTGCCCTTGAGCCGTTCCATGACGGCTTTCTTCACGCGCTGATCGTACTCCGTTTTGTACTTGCCCTTGATGAGACTCTCGAAAGTTTCTTCCTGCTGCACCTGAGCGCCGGGTGCGTTCTGACCGGTCGGCGGGAAGCCCGGGCTGCCCTGCGGACCTGTCGGGTCGCCGGCCGGACCGTTCTGTGTCGCGACCGGGCTGCTCATGTTCGGCTGGGCGCTGGCCGTCATACCGCCCGTGCCGCCTGCGTCGGCGGCGAAAAATGGGATAAACGATTTGTAAAACATATGGTTCCTTTCAGCCCGTCGGTGGGCGAGCCCTTGAATTTATCTCGTCGCGCTGTGCGCGGTCGATACGTTTTCTGCCGGTCAGTCCGGCTGCGTGCTCTTCTGCGACTGCTCACGCGCATCCTTCACGGTCTTTGCCTCCGTGCCTGCTCCTTCTCCTGGCATTTCTGCCTTTGCGCTTCCGGCGGCCGGAGCCTGTGCCTGTGCATCCGCGCCAAGGATCTGCTGTGCCAGTCCGTCCGCCATGGCCGGGTCGAAGCGCTCCGCCAGTGCCAGCGCCATCTGCTGCCAGCTGGCCAGCTCCTGCTGGAGCGTCCCATTCTGCGCGATCTTCTGGCTGATCTCGTCCTTGCCTTCAAAATCCATCATGTCGAGCGTCGCCAACGCCTGATCTGCCCTTGTCGGATCGAAGAACCCGAGCTGATAGAATTGCAGCGCCAGCTCGTTCTGGCTGAGCCTCGTATATTCGGAGGACTTCTGCGCGGATACCTCGATATCGAATACCGGCTTTCGCCAGGACACATCTCCGCCAAGGCCCAGCAGCTCCTGCTGCTTGAGGTTCTGGTTGGAGTAGGTGACGTATTCCTCCGTCCCGAGCTGGCCCCGGATGCGGAACTTTCTCGGCAGATCGTAAAACTGCCGGATGCGCTCGATCACCATGCGGATGAGCCGTGCGTATGCCCGGTATGCCGAGCGCGTCGCGTCCTTGGAGCTTCGCCCGGACGCCTCCTGCAATGCGGCAATGGCGCTGGCCGCCGTCACGCCGGAGGACACCGAGCCGTTGTTTACGTCCGTGTTGCCGGTCGTCCACTTCAACTCCTCGATCTTGTTCTGGATGACGTTTATGTAGTTGGCCGACAGGGGACTGACCGTGATCGGCATCACCGAGTCCTGTCCCAGATTGCCGTCCGTGTGTACGAACGGCTTGCGCCAGTCGGCATATTCCTTTTCGTTGATGCTTCCGTCGCTGCGGATGAACCAGCGCGGCGTGGACGCCATCACGGAGTTTTTCAGGATCGCCTGATTGAGCAGGTCGATCTGCTCCTGTGCGCTCTTGCCGATGTCGATATATCCGTATCCGGCAATGGAACCCTTCACCGGGAACAGCGCGTCGATCACGAACGGATAATCTCCGTCCTCGTAAAGCCCGCTCTGCATATTGGGGTCGTTCTCGGTCGCGGAAAGGACCGTCTCGCCCACGAATTTGCAGAAGTGGAGCACGCTTTTTCCGTTTTCAATCTTCTTGTAGTACCAGTCCACCACGAGCGACTTGTTCGTCGTATCCACCTGATCGTCCGTCTTGTACTTGCTGACAAATGTGTTGTCGCTTCGAAGCGTGTCGCCGACCTGTGGATACCGCTGCCTGATCACGTCGTTGTCCACCAGCTCCGCGTAGAACAGGTTTTTGCTTTTCTGGATGTCGGTCACACCCGGCTCCCAGAAGAGGTTGAGCAGATCGATCTCCCGGATGGATACATCCCCGAGGCCGTTGAGCTTGGAGCTGTCCCAGAAAACGCCCCATGCCAGTGTTCCCTGCTTCATCTTCGTCCAGCACGAATCGGAGTAGGTCTCCTCGAAATCGTTCTGCTCGAGGATCACCGGCACGATGCTGGTCAGCATCGCCGCCTCGGATCGGTCGTCCGGCTCTCTTGGCCGGATAGCAGGCTCCGGGAACGCCGCCACGGCGTCCGCGTGCTTGCCCATAATGACGTTGAAGAGCCAAGCAGATCGCCACTGTGGGTCGTATGGATTCCCGCTCGGACTCATTTCCTGCCAGTGCTGGAGTTTCCACCACTGCTCGCAGGCAATGAGCCGCTTTTCAAGCGCTGACTTTCCGGCCTTGTACTTGGTCAGCGTGTCCATGGCCGTCCGGATCTGCGCCACGCCGATGGGCTGCATCGCCTCACCCGCTCCAATGTCGCCCAGCACGTCCTGTATCGTCGTCATATTCGTGTTTCCGTCCATGTTTCCTCCTTCTCGCGTCAGGCGTCGCTTCCGGCTTCCAGCACACGCCCGATGCTGTAGAGCTTAAACGGCCCTTTCCCTGTGATCCGGAACCGCAGATGGTCACACCGCTGCGGGCGGATCGGCAGCAGGAACGTCCGCAGTCCGTGTCCGTCCATGTGTCCGGCGTGCCGGAACTCCCCGCAGGAGTCGTACTCGATCCAGAAGTCGCACGCGCTTCCGACGGGCAGCTGCATCCGCAGATTCAGCCGTGAGATATATTTCTTTCCGACGAGGCCGCATGTCATGATCCCGGTTGTCGCCGACCATGGGATCTCCGGCTCGACGTTTCCGCCGCCGGAGCCGTAGGCCGTGACGAGCATCCCGTCCGCGCTGAGCATATAAAGCTCATCGTCGAGCGCGGCGAACTGCGTCGCGTGCATGCCGTCCTCCCGGTGCCAAAGCCCCTTGAGCGTGTCATATACGAAAAGCTGCCAGGCATCGCTGCTGTCCTGCATCGAGATAAAATACTTTCCGCGCACGCCTCCGGCAGCCGCCTTGCGGTAAAGCTCCGTCCCGAAGGCGTCCGAGATCAGATAGGGGAGGGAGCCGTCATAGACGCACACGCCGTCCCGTGCCTTGTAATAGAGCTTATCGGCAATGACGGTCAGGCTCTGCTCACTTCCGCGCTGCACGCCTCGGGCCTTGATCTCCTTGACCTGATGCGCGCCCTGCGCGCTCGGATAAATGCGGTGAAAGCAGTCCTCTTTGAAGAAAATCGGGCTGTCTGCCAGCGTCGCGGCTCCTGTGAAGCGTCCGTCCGTACCGCAGCTTGCGCGCCATGAATCCGTCGAAATGCCCTGATAGCACTCCCAGTTCTTGAAATCACCCAGCTTGCAGCAGTACAGTTCGTTGACGGTTTTCCCGTCCGACACGCCGTACCGGCAGCCCCAGAGTCGGTTCCCGCTCTCGGTGATGTAGTCCATCTTCGGCACACGCCGGGCGGCCTTGACCTCACCTGTGCTCTGGCTCGCGTCCGCGTCCACGATCCCGACGATCACAAGGTAGTTGTCGCCGACGTCCTGCAAAACGTGGGAGCCGTTGAGCTTTTCGACCTGATCCGTCCCGTCGAGTCCGCTGATCTGCACGCCGTCGTACTTTTTGAAGCCCGCTCCGATGCCGTTTGCCTCCATCTTGACGTATACCGTCGGGATGCTCACCCACTGGCTCTGCACGGAGCTCCACTGCTTGAGTTCATGCTTGCCCGTATCCAGCCAGTAGGCGTCATTCGCGGCGTCCTCCGGCATGGCCTGCTGCCGGTATGTGATCGTGATAACGGCCCCGTCCACGGTGCAGACCTTGATGGAAAGCGCCGTCTGCGTGCAGTCCACGAGGTTTTCATGGCCCATGTAGCCGTTGTCCGTGTAGTCCTCGGTGTTGAAATACCATCCGTCCGGGAAAACGCAGATGTACGCGCCCATGGACACCATCTGTTTTTGTCCCTCGGAGAGCAGCACCCCGCCCATGTACGGAGCCATGGGCAGTGCGTTGTACCACAGCACGCCGTCCTCGATCCATGCCAGCGCGTCCTTTGCCAGTAGCCCTTGGATGCCGGCAAAATCTCCGACCATTGCGCGGGCCGCGCGCTGAGACAGCAGGGGATAGTAGTCCGAGGTGAGATTCTGCATCTCGTAGAATTCGCCATCGGCAATGCGCAGGTTGTGGTTGTAGCCCGCGAAGGCCTCCGTAACCAGCTGTTCCTGCGCAGGCGCGTTCAGTTCGGGGTAAAGCATTATCTTTCCTCCATCATGTTCAGCGGGTCGATCCACTGCGGCTTTTCCGGCACGGCCAGCATCGGCTTCACCGGCCTCGACATGCAGAAATACCGCCATTCGTCCGCGACGTGATCCTCAAGGCTCGTGTCGAGGTCCTCCGGCTTGTGCTCATCGTACATGAGCAGCGGGATCGTCCGGAGAAACGCCTTGCAGGTGTTGAAAACGTACATGCGCGGGTACCCGTTCTCATCGAATTGCAGCCGGTAGTGGCATTGCATCCAGCCCGGAATGCGTTTGTTGTCGCCCGGCGTGAAGTAAACGCGGTATCTGGCCGCTGTCTGCGCCACGCTTTCTCCGCGCGAAGCGTCCCAGATCGAAGGGTCGGCCACGCCGGTGATCTGCTTCCCGGCCAGCCATGGATGCTCTCGCTCCATCTTCGCGATCTCTTGAAACTGCACATCCGGCGACCACTTGACGCCGGTGTTCGGCTCGCGCGTGCATCCGTAAAGCTCCAGAATGCGGTAGATCACGCCGTCGTAATCGACGGCCCACCACGCGCAGGAGAACGGCTTTCCGTATCCGAAGTCGTAGCTCCGGCAGATCGTCCATCCCGGATCGGGCGTAAACGGCTCGATCACATGGGTGTTCTGCCGTGTCCGGTAGCCCTCCGGGTTGTTGATAAAGTCCTCAAAGAACTGGCCCTCGTAAATATCCCACCGGCCCTCCAGCCATGCCTGCCGGAGCTTTTCCGGCAGCTTTTGCAGCGTCTGGACGTACTCCGGCTGCGTCTCCATGAGCGCTTTATTGTCGGTCACAAGCGCCTGGATGAACGTGTAGTTCTCCGGCTTTTCGCCTTCCTCAAAAATGCGATCAATGAACAGCCGCTTGAAATATCCGTGGCTCTGACCGCCCGGATTGAGCGTGTAGTAGGTGCGCTTCGGAAATCCGTTTGTACCGCGCACCGTTGTGTCGATGGCGTCCAGCCACTCCTTTTTGAGCTGCGCGGCCTCGTCGATGAAGACCACATCGTACTCCGCGCCCTGATACTGGAGCATATCGTTATCATTCGCGCAGTAGCCGAACTTGATCGTCGATCTGTTGAAGAAGTGCAGCGTGCGCTCCGACTTGTTGTACCGTGCAATCCCGGCCAGTTCCTGCACCAGTACGTTGATGTGGTTGTTGAGCAGCTCCGGATATGTACGGCGCACGATGAGGATCTTGATTTCCGGCCACTTGGAGGCCAGCAGCTTTGCCTTCGCGCGCACGGCCCAGCTCTTTCCGCCGCCGCGCGCACCTCCGTAAGCCACGTGTCTGTGGCGGTCCAGCAGGAATTTTCGCTGCTTTTCGTTGGGTTCGCCAATCACGATCTCTCTCATCCGGCGTAGTCCTCCGCGTCCTCGCTCATGGCCACGCGCACGCCCTCATGCTTTGCGCTGTCGGCCTCATTCCAGCCGAAACGCCGTTCCAGATGGAACTTTGCGCCGTTCGCTGCGGAGCTGTCGAGCCGCTGGATGTTGTAGATCTCGATTCGCGCCCCTGCGCGCGCGCAGGTCTTTGCGAACTCCTCCGATGCGCGCATCGCATCCCATTGCTTTTCGTCCAGCCCCAGCGCGCCCAGCAGCTCCGGCATGCACGGAGGCCGTATCCATACCTCGCGCATGAGCGGCTTTTTCCCGCGCATCACCGGCACGACCGCCGTCTGCGTGTGTCCGTATTTGTCGAGCGCGGGGCATTGCATCACGATCCGTTCTCCGTTTTTGATAAATTCCCGATCCTCCAGCACCGGCTCCGTCCTCGTCACCGGCTCCCGGTAGCAGATCGATGCGAAATACCGATCGATTGCGGAGCGAAGCTCCCGCGCGCTTTTGTATACCTTTTCGTTCAGGCTCTTCGCCCCCTTTCGTTTTTCGGAAGCTCTGCCAGGCGCGGAGGTCCCCAACTCCGCGCCCAGTAGGAAGGAAAGAACATGGCTCGTACTGTCTCGGGCCTTCGCCCGGCACAGCCTCCGAAATATGCAAAAAAGCCGGACCTCCGCTTTCGCGGAGATCCGGCTTTCGCTTGCCCATATTGCCCTTCGGATGCACAAGCAGCCGACGACCTCCGCAGCAGCGGACAGATCATCGGCTCAGGCTCATAGGCTCAGGCTCAGTATTCACGATCGTGGTGTTCCTGCAATTTTTGCAGTACAGAGGGAAGTCCCGGAGCCGTGTGGACCCCAGCAGTCGAACCGACGTCCGTCTGCCGCATATCGGGCAGACGACGCGGTCTCCTTCCCTCACTAGCACCTTACCACACTTTTGTTCGCATTGCAAGTACTTTTTTCGCCTCCCCTCGGCATCGTCGCAAAACCCTACACATTTACAAGGCAAGATTTAAGCGGCTCCCGTCCGCTTCAATTTTTCATCCTTTTGGGATCGAATACATATTTATAGTATTGGTATCCGTACTGTGTGGCTCTGGCCTCGACGAGCACATAGCCGCGCGGGGCGACCGGCGGATGCTCCGGGCTGTACTCGCGCACGGCCTCGGTCGCAGGCTCTGGCTCCGGCTTGGTGCAGGTGCGGCTTGCCTTGTATCTGTGGCCCCCGAACTCCTTCTGCCAGTGACCGTGCAGGTAGTTCGCCAGCGCCTCGTAGTCCTGCCCATGATCTACCTTTTCACCGTTCTGGTTTACATAATAGTTGTGCTTGCGAAGGTGCTTGCTCTCGACCACGCTTCCGAGGCCCCACAGCTTCGCAATGGCGTCCTCCGGGATGCCGTCGGAGATCATGTGGATGTGGAAGCGGTTCGTAGATTTTCCGCGCCCGTATACCATCACGATCTTTGCCTCCGGGTATCGGTATGTAAGCCTGCGCCAGTAATTGTCGCGGATGCGCTTGATCTCTTCCACGGTATGCGCCTCAAACTCCGCGCTGAGCGTCAGCGTGGAGTAGAGGCTGGTCGGGCCGAAGTTGGCGTTGATAAGCGCCGCGAATTTTCCCGCTGAAATTTTGGAGTTGAATTCGTCGCGCTCTGCCTGCGTGGCGAAGCGCGGCTTTCTCTGCCTGCTGCTCTTGATATCCGCCTGTTCGCTCACGTTGTAGACGATCTGTGTGCATACCGCCCCGGCAAATAACCGCCGCTTGTGCCTTTTTGCCATACTCCATCATCCTTTATGCAAACAGTGATAGCTGCGCCGTATGCGCGGCGAAACGCTCCTCTTGTGCTGCAAAATAATCCTTGTCGATCTCGCACCCCACAAAATCCAGCCCTGCGTCATATGCAGCGATCCGGCTGCTTCCGCTGCCAAGGTGCGTATCAAGAATCTTGTCGCCCGGCTTTGCGTACCTAGCAAAGATCCAATCATAGAGCGCGATTGGCTTTTGCGTTGGATGTATCCTTCGCTCATTCTTGCTCTTGTTGCCTTGCATTACGTCGCCCTCCGCGATGCTCTTTCCTTGCATCATGCCATTCCACATATAGCGGATCAGCCTTGTGCTATCATGGCAATTTGTCGCCGCCAGCTCGCAATCGCTGAAGCTGCTCCCTTGGTTGCATTTGTCCCAAACGATCCTCCCCGGCGGGAAAGCATACCCGTAGTAATTGCATCCCCACACTATAAATCTCCGTGCAACGCGCCGAAGCTCTTCGAAATATTCTGTTCCCGGCACCTTCCATTCCGGGGATATCGGATAATCCCTGTGTACGCCGATTTTGCTCACCTTGCATCCGTAGTATCCGCGCCGTTCAGGCCCTGAAAAATACGGAGGATCTACCACAGCGAGATCAAATGCCTTATCCGGCAGCGCCCGCATATACTCCATGCAATCCATGTTATACGCAATGTTCATAGTGATCCCTCCTGTTCTGCCCGTTCAAAGCGTGGCCGGAGCCTCCGGCCATGCGTTCAGCGTGCAGTTATATCTCCACTGCCTCGTCCAGCCGCACATTGATCTTCTTCCCGCCGGACTCGATCACATATCCTCCGTGTCCTCCGTACCTTGCCTCAAATTTCAGCGCATCATACACTGCACCCACCTTGGGCTGAAGCTTCTGGAATACCGGTATCCTTGTCATGATCCGGATGCGCGTCTGCGTCGGGAAATTTTTCTTTTCGAACGGAATGCCCTCGCGGTCCTGCGCCGCCTGTTTTGCCGCGCACACCTGGCTGCAATAAAACTTTTTTGCATGATTCATCCTGTGCAGCTCTCGCTGGAATACCTTCCCGCAGTGTGCGCACTGCATCGTTATCATCGTCGGCATACTATCCTCCTAATTTTTACCCGGGCGCGGCCTTTGCAGCTGCCGCGCCCGGAGCCTTAAGCCGGGTCTCCCTCCTGCGCACCTCATGGCACAGTGCGCAGGCATAAGTCCATCAAAAAATCAGTTCTCCCGGCTGTTTGCCGTCTCGATCTCCTTGCGCTCCTGCATAAATCCGTGCAGGAACATCTCCAATAGACTTGCCGCACCGTTTACCATCTTGGTAAGATCTTTTTTGCTGATCTGGAGTTTGCCGGTCGTTACGACCTGCAAGTCCGGCCTGCCGATGATCTGTACCGTCGGACTCGGCTCGATCGTCCGTTTTCCGTCCTCCTCGATCTTATAGAGAGGCGGTGTCGCCTGCTCCATCACGATCCTCGGGGGATACTCCGTTCCAACGAAATCCACATCCCAATGCTTGCCGTTGTACTCATTTACAAACGAATCCAGCTCTACGGCAAAATATTGCATGATTTCAGCCATCTGTAGTTCCCTCCATTCCTACATGTTTTCGTCGCACGCCGTTTTCATCCTCCGTGAGCGGCAATGCCTTTCTGCGTGCCCGCTCCTCCGGCTGCCATCCGCAGTGCGTGCAGGCCTCGTCGCCCGCGTACTCCATCATGCAGCATCGCGCCGACTTCGGCAGCGTGCAGCGCTTTTCATCCTCTGCCATCCCTACACCTCCTGTATGTCGACCCCGTATTGGGATCGCATCATTTTTTTGTTGCGCAGGTACTCCTTGGTGCGCGTGGGCTTGGACTTTACATCCTCCACCACCAGCTTCCCGCCGAAGCGGTAAGAAAAGTCCGCCGTGTATCGGATCGCGCGGATGCGCTGGCCGTTCTCTGTGAGATAGCTCTCCTGCAGCGTAAACTGCGGCTGCAATCGCAGATCTGTAATGATCTCCGCGCGGAGCATCACCATCAGCTCGTCGTACCGCCGCGCCTCTTTCTGGCTGTCGAAGCGCACCGCGCCGCGCTCTGCCTTCTGGCTTCCGTATTTCGTTTTCCCTTGGCTCCCCTTCGCAAGGGGAGCTGGCGCCGCAGCGCCTGAGAGGTCGCGCGCCTGCTTCGCGTAAAGCTCCCGCATCCTCGGCGGCATGTCCGCCATCGTTTCAAATCTCAGCCCGCTCATTGCTCGGCCTTTCTTGCTTCCATAGTCCACTCGCAGAAGCCGTAGGCAGTGGCGGCCATGGATATGTGTACGGCTTGCACTCCGGGATATCGATCCATTCCCATTGGTTGTCGCGGTAAATCAGAAATATTTCCGCCTCCGGCTGGACGGCATACACCGTGAACACGCCACCAGATAAAAGCTCAACCTGAAACATTGCCGTTCCCCCCTGTATTTGTCTGATACTCGCCGTAACTGCAAAAATCGTCCGGCGCAATCTCCATATCGCTGATGCCGCAGATGAGAAAACCGTTAGCGTTAATCGTCGCGTCAACAAGATACTTGCAGGCTCGGCACCGCACCACCTCCGCAACGTCGGCGGCGGGTTCATCTTCAATTTCAAATTCTTCCGATAGCCACTTGAACACATACGAAAGGTAAAACGAGCCGTACCCAACGTGCCATTTTTTATCTACCGGGTCAAAATACAGAATGTTGTAATACGGCTTTTCAGCCGATCCACAAACAAAGATTTTGGCAAAGTTGGTCTTAATTTTATTCTTGTTGGTGCAAGCATCTGCGCTCTGCATATCTCTTTCAGGCATTTTCGCAACCTCCATCCATCTTCGCGCCGCAGTTGGGGCAGTGTTTCGGCAGGCACTTCGGGTTATCCGTGCCGTCGTCGATGCAGTATCCGCATTGAGAGCAATGCCACACATCAAGCACAATCTCGCCGTCTGCGTATCCGTCTCCCTCACCTTCCCATTGCCCCTGCACCACCTCCGCAACGTCTGCGGCGGGCATTTCCCGAATTTCGGCATATGCGCGTTCCAACCGTGTTAGTGCCGTCATGCTTCCACCGCGTTCTGCTTTCCGTAACGCAAATAGCGCATCCTCGCGCCGGATATAATCAGTCATAAGCCATATACTCCCTTACGATTCTGCTTTGCATTTCCGGGCTAAAGACGTAAAGCGGCGTGCATCTACGCAGGATCTCTGCTTTCAAAAGCCGCTCCGCCTGCCTCTTGGTCAGCTGCGGCTCTCGCTTCTTCGGCGGCAGCTCGCCTTTTGCTGCCGCAATAGCGGTCGGGTTGTGCTTATGTTGCCCCATCGTCCCGCACCTCCACGCCAGCCTCGTCCAGCAGGTCACAAAGATCGGTGTCCACGCTGCTACCAATAAACTCGCCATTTTCGTCGTAGTGGTTGTACTCCGTGGTCGGCCGGGATTCTATCCCTGCAAACTCTTTTAAAAGTCTCAGGTATTCGTCGTTATCGATGAGCTGAGCCTGATAGAGTTGGCTCAACTGCGCTTTGGTTATGCGCTTAGCCATCCTTTTTGTCCTCCATTTCCTGCAAAGCCTTCTCGGCTTCTTCGCGGCTCAAAAATACAGTTTTCCCTATGGAACTTTCCACGCATGGGCAGAACGGGTACGTTTCAATGTCCCACCGTCCCTGTATTGCGAAGTATTTCATGCTCCCGACTCGTTGCTCGAAGATTTCTCCGGCAAACACTCTGTATAATATATCGCCCACCTTGCACGGCTGCACGACCACGCGCCCGTCTTTCTCTGCTTCGGCAAGCTCGCGGATGTGCTTGAGCAATGTAAGCTGTTCAGCCAGCGTTTTTGATTCTTTAAGCGCGTAATCGAACAGCTCTCCTTGCGCAGTTACCTCTTTTGGCGTCAGACCCGTGTCCTCGTATGATTTCAGCCGCGTCCAAACCTTCTTCTGGCTGCACGAGCCATCCTCGCAGAAGCTTCCTCCCGGAACATCGCGGCACTGTGCAATATCGCAGAAGTTGCCTTCAAACGTTAGTCGTTCCATAGCCCCTCCTATTCAATCCAAAACGTCGCAACCGGAACAAGCTCTTCATACCATTGCTGGAAATCATTCCAATCGTTAAGAATGTTCCGGAAGAATTGTGCTGTCCCTTTTACCGTTCCCCATCCGTTCGATGCTTCGTATTCTTCGAATTTGTCGGGGTTCTGCTCCAAATTTCTCAAGCCAACCTCGATTTTCGGAATTACGTCCACGCAAAGCCCGTTGTTCTGGCAGTTCTTCCATTCCAGCCCCGTCGACTTCTCTATAATTTTCCGGACGTTCCACGTTATATTTGCGTCGCACGTACCAACTGGGACGTAGGCATCAACCCCTTCGACTTTGACTTTGAACGAAATATTGTAGCTCATGCCTTACCTCCTTCCTCCGGCGCGTCCGGCAATCCGCGCCATTCCCAGTGGCTGGAATTGCCGCATCCGGCGCATGGACAATTTTTCGTCACACAGTTCATGCATTCGATAACAGTCGCATTATCAAATTCGCAGTAGTCGAAATGCTTACAATCCAGACACGAGCGACGCGCTTTTATCTGCTCAAGCAGCGCGTCCCTCTCGGCTTCTGCCTCTGCCTGCTTCTCCCGCAGCGCCGCGTTCTCGGCGGTCAGGCGCTCGATCAGGTCAGCGCTCACCTTCGGGCATCCGTCGCATCCAGCGACCGCCGTAAACGGGCAGTCCTCTGCTTCTCCGCTTGCGCAATCCCGCAGCGCCTGCACGATTTCTTTATTCGTCACGTTTTTCCCTCCAATATTCGTTGAACTTTTTCCCCGTAATGATCGGTCTGCACCACTCGCGCTGGAAGCGCCGCCAATCCGGATCATATTTTCCATCTTCTCCGCGAAACAGCATTGCATACGGGACAAATCCTGCCTGCATAGTCTGTACGAGACGCTTTTCGGCGTCCTCAAAACTGTCACCGTCATAGCCGCACAGCACATAGCAGCACATTGTGTGGCTCGACGGCCTGAATCCTGCCGCGCGGAATTTTCGTCCCATTTCGATCAGCGGTTCCAGATCGTCTTTCGTATCGTAGGCCGTGTAAATGCGGGCCGGTTTCACTTCGCGCAGCAAATCCGCCTGCCACTGCTGCAAAAGTGCTGGCTCCAAGCCTCCCGTAAATATCGCCGGATGTGCTTGCCGCTTAAGCATCTCGCAAACTGCCAGGAAGTGCCGTTCGGACGTGCCTAAAATGTTATCATCGAGGATGTTCCAACCATCCACGATTGGAAGTTCCTTGATTTGCCCATGCGCGCAGCGTGGTACAGAGCAAAACCAGCATTCTTTCGTGCAACCGCGAGACGTGAATATGTATCCGTCGCGCAGATACATACCCGGTGTAAAATTTCCCATGCGATCATCAAAAGCAGGGCCGCCCACCTCGACAGGCACGCCCAACACCTGCCACGCATAATACAGTTCTTCCGCCGTCTCTATATCCCAAGTGAATGTTACGGATATGTGGACTTGTGTCACATTTGCCTTGATGCAATCTGCGATGTTTTCGATGGTCGGCGCACCGAAAAATGCCAGTGGATCGATGGGAGAAGCTTTTGTCTTGCGCGGAAACACTCTTGCAATCGAATTCATTGCTGTAAGGCTTTTACCCCCTTCCATCAATCGGCACAAGTTGCCCGTGAATGATCTCCGTCGCCTCTTGCAAATATGGATTTTTCATGGTATACTCTCCTTGTACTTGATTTTCACAGAGAAGCGCAGGCTTCTCCGCCCTCGTCCGGCTGCAACCGGTCGAGGGCATTTTTTATCCGATCAGGAACTCCGGCTTATAGTGGAGCTTCACCGCCCTGGCGTTTTGGTGGTATTCCGGCGCGCTCCACTTATAGCCCCAATATTTGGCCGCCGTAAAGATCGCGGCCAGCTCGTCTCCCGCGCGTACCGTAATGCTCTGATTGCGGTACGCGACGGCGTAATAATTTTTCCCGGTATACCCGGCCTGCGCGATCACGCACTGCCTGCGCGGTGCCCGCTCTCCCGAGTAATCGGTGCTATTTTGCCGCATACAAATGCCCCTTCCTTACTTTCCTCCCGGCGTGCGCGATCTCCCGCTGCGCCACGAAATTCAGCTCCTGCGCGTGCTTCTCTGCGAGCTGCTTTTGATAGATGTGCTCCCGTATGGACTGATACAGCATCCACGAGCAGCACATCGCGCTACATCCCGGCGCACGTCCCGGGCAGTCTCTCCCGCAGGGAGGCGGGATCGGCTTTGTTTTCGGTGTGTACCGTATCATTCGTCCTCGGCCTCCTCCCACAAATGCTGCATCCACGCCGCCAGCGTCAGCAGGCGCTTGCGCGTCTCCAGCAGCATTCCGACGGTCTCCCGGTCTATGCGCGGCTGGCTGCTCAGTATCTCTGCGTCCTCCTGATTTTGCTCAGCGGCCCGTGTAGCCGCATCGATCAGGTCCTCCATCTGCTCCGGCGTCAGCTCCACCGGAATTTTCCCTTCATGCATCATTCGTGCCCTGTTCCGCTATCTTCATTGCCTCGCGGATCACGTCTCCACCATATGCATCCTTGGTCAGCTCAAAGAATGCCTCGCGCGTCATATATGCGCTCAGGTCGATTCCGTGATCCTTCGCAAATGCCTTTCGCCCGGCCTCGCAACTCCCAGTCAGCCGATGATGCCAGTCGTACAGCGTCATCACCGGATACGCTGTATTCGGCTTGATCGCATTCAGAAATGCGGTGATCCGCTCCTCCTGCGGCATGTCCTCAAACGCCTTATCGCGCGCATCCGTCACAGCCTGACGCACCGTCTCCCCGTGCGCGAAACAGTCTTCAACTTTCGCGATGAAGCATGGCGTCAGCGTCAGATCGCCTTGCAGGATAAAGCCCTTCGCAATGTCCCCGTGTACCGCCGTTATGATCGTCTGCACACCATCGATCATATGTACATCTTCTCCGTCGTACTTTTTAATGCCGTCGCCGTAGCCGTCGCCGGAGCCGGAGCCGGAGCCGTAGCCGGAGCCGTAGCCGTAGCCGGAGCCGTAGCCGGAGCCGGAGCCGGAGCCGTCGCCGTAGCCGGAGCCGTCGCCGGAGCCGTCGCCGGAGCCGTCGCCGGAGCCGGAGCCGGAGCCGGAGCCGTAGCCGGAGCCGTAGCCGTAGCCGGAGCCGTAGCCGGAGCCGGAGCCGGAGCCGTCGCCGGATCGCGCGTCCAGAAACTCTTTGATTTTTATCGTTTCCATACTCTTACTCCATTGATGCTCCGCACCGCCTCGTCGGTGCAAGGGATGATCTCAATAATCCCGAGTACCGTCATTGCCGGTATCGTTACCGTAAACTTGCAGTTTCCCGGTGCCTTCACCCCCTCCGTTGCGAGCTGGGACAAGCTCGCAGCTCCATCCCAATACCACAGCCTTCGGCAATCAACCAGATCTGCCTCGGCACCTCTGCGCTCCGCGATCTTTGCGAGGAATACGCCCGCCCGATCACACCGAATGATGTAATACTGCTCGTTTTTGTTTTTCATTATTGTTTCCTCCTTAAATTTCGTTTCCCGGCAGCTTCGCTCGAAGCGCCCTGATAATATCCTCACAGCTCATACAGCACACTCCCCAGTACAGCGCTGATCGCCGCCGCTCCGCCGAAGGCCAGCGCCGCACCGGCCAGCTCCAAGGCCAGCAGCACCAGCGCCATGCCGGACAAAAACGCCCCTGCCAGCCAGCAGACGGAGAGCGCCGTCCGACGCACCCGTTCTCTCTTTTCCCGCAGGCCGTCCCTTTTGGCTCTGCGTGCTTCCCATTCGCGTTCCCGCGCTCTCTGGTGATTGATTCCCGTGATAAACTCCACATCGCTCATATTCTTTCCTCCCTCAGTATGGATAACAGATCGTCTCCCGCACCCTTTCGATCGGCACGGACAGCTTCCGCATCAGCGGCAGCACCTTGTCAAAGTACGCGGTCGGCTGCTCGAAAACGCGGTAGAGCGTCTTTTCGCTGCATCCTGCGTACCGGCTCGCCACTTCGATGGTGACGCCCTGCGCGGCCATTTCCCCCCGGATCATCGCCCGCAGGCGGTAATCCGTCGTCCGCTCGACTCGCATCTTCGGCATATTCTCACGCCTCCCTTAAAACTTCCTCTTCTCGAACGCGCGGTTTTTCAGGATATCAAGGATTTCCGACTGTGCATCCTCTCCCGCCGCGTGGAAGCTCTTCACCACGAAGGCGTCCACGCTGTTCATGCCCCACGCGACCACGCTGTTCTCCGGCGGCTCCGCATGCTCCGGCATCCCGATTTCATGCAAAATCTTGATGCAGCGTTCCGCATTGCCGCGCGCCTCTGCGTACTGCTGCGCGTCCTGCGCTCCGCCGTAGCCGGATAAAAGCGCCCCAATCTCTTCCAGCAGCGCACGAAGCACCGCCCGTTTCAGTTCTTCCATGTCCTCACGCCTCCTTCCGTTCCGCCTGCATCAGCTTTGCCGCCGTTGCCATACCCTGCATATATGTGATCATGACCTCGATCTGCTGCGGGTTCATATGCTTCATCTCGTGCAGCACGCCGTCGATCTTCTTCTTCTGTTCCTCGGACATCTCTTCACCTTCTTCCTTGACACTTCCTGTTCCTGCCTGTAAAATTGAGTCACCCGGGCAGCTCGGGGATCCTCCACGGAAAGGGGGTGTTGCCTTATGGAGACCCTGATTTCTTCCATAATGCCTCCCTCGATCTGTGTGCGCCGTAAGTTTCTCACAGTCGCCGCCCCCGGGTAACTCAATTTTGCAGGCAGTCCCATCCTCCCTTGACACCTCCCTTCCGTATGCTAAAATACAGTCAAAAGGAGGTGCTCCCATGTTTGAGCATGTAACGGATACCCGTTATATCCCGCTGGCCCTGCTCTATGGCGTCGGCGGGCGTATGCAGTTTGTTGACCTGATGAATCAGGCCGTCACGCTTTCCGGCCTCGACGTTCTCCAGACGAAAGCTCTTCTGAAAACCATGCGCGGCCAGAGCCTCATTTCCTGCGACTTCTCGGCCGGCTCCTACGTCCAGCTGGAGCAGCCCGGCGCGGAGCTGTTTCTTTCCCTCCAAAAGGAGGCGAAAGAGCGTCTACAGCTTGCCGAGAAGGAAGCGAAACAGCATGCCGAGGAAAAACGTCAGAAGAAGCTTAGCAACGTGCTGGCAATAGCAGCGATTTTTGAACATTTTATAGTCTTCATCCTCGGTGCCTTTTTTGAGCATCGCGCCCAGATTATCTCTTTGCTCGCGTCCCTTTTTCACTGACTTCCCACCCCCTTCCAATCGACATTTCTTTTCTCGGTTACGTCCTCTGTAACTTGGTTTCATGCTATCACATCTCTGATTCATTGTCAAGCACTTTTGTGAATCCCAGTTTCATTATTTTCTTGACAATGCATTTTTTCTGTGGTAACTTAGTTTCAGAAAGGAGGTCGCACATGAATAGCATCAACCAGCGGATCGATTTTCTGATAAAGGAACTAGGTATTACAAAAACGAAATTTTCCGAAGCGATCCATGTTTCTTCTCAATTCGTCTCCGCTATTTGTTCTGGCTCAAAGGTGCCGAGCGACCGCACGATTGCAGACATCTGCCGCGAGTTCAACGTATCTCTTGCATGGCTGGAGACCGGGGAAGGGGAGATGTACGTCCAGCGCAGTGAGAACGAGCGCATGGCCCTGATGTTTGCCGACGTTCTGGCCGAGGCCGACGAATCCACCCGCAAGCGCTGCATCGCTGCGGCAATGGAGATGCCCCCTGAGTTCTGGGACAGCATCTACGAGTACGCGAAAAAAATCACCGGAAGCGCATGACCGCTTCCGGTGATTTCTTATCGAAGGATCTTTTCTGCCAGCCGCAGCAGCAGCCAGACCTGCTCATCAGTCGCCCGCTCAAGGATGTTTTTCAGTCTTTCTCTTGCCTTTTCCATCATTTCCTCCCTTTCTCAACAAAAACGCCGTTCATTTTTCGTTCATATTTCCATCTTGCACCAAATGTAATTTGGGCATAAGCTATAAGTATCACAATAATTTCTCTATATGGGGGTGATTTTCTGAAACGAAGTTTAATTTGTATAATCGTCACATTCCTTGTTTGCCTTGTTATTTCGATCTGTGTAATCAATAGTCAAAACCGACTCGCCGCCGAACGCCTTGACAATGCAAAAATTGAGCAGTACGACCAGGGTTACACGGATGGTTACAACGACGGCCACGAAGACGGTTATTCCGAAGGTTCGTCTTCTGGCTATGATGAAGGCTATGGCGATGGAAAAGAGGGGAACTTATCTCCTGCGGACAAGCGCACCGTTTATGTGACACCGTCCGGCAGAAAATATCATCGCAAGAGCTGTAGCAGCATCAAGGGGCATGACACCGAAAAACTTCAGACATGGGAAGCCAAGGAGCGCGGCTATACCGCTTGCGCTCGATGTAATCCGTAACCGCCTGTCGCCTCCGCCCCGTGACAGCGTGCCGTCGCCGCCTCGGGGCTTCGGCCTGCAAGCGATTGGGAGCCGCCTGTAGTTCAACCATACGCTTTCACCAATGGTTATGTACAGCCCTTCCCATGGTTTTTCCCGCCCCAATCATGGTTTTTTGGAGTGATTTTCTTGGAAAAAATGTTGTGGCAGCTCTGCCGCGAAGCAAAGGAGGCTTCGCATCTCACAAATCAGGCCATTGCCGACCGCGCCGGTCTCGCCCTGAATACGGTTTCTCAGTACCTGCGCGGCGAATCAAAAAGCGCCTCTGTCTACACCGTCGGCCCGATCTGCTATGCCCTCGGCATCGACATGAACGCGTACTTCGGTATCTCGCCGCCCGCTCCGGAATCCGTCTCCGAGCTGCTTCGTCTGGAAAACAAAAGCCTCCGCATCCAGCGCGATCAGCTTCGAAAATCCCTGAAAATGCACCGCATCACCACCCTTGTCCTGCTCAGCATCGTCGCGCTTTGCGCTTTTGCTCTGGTTGTGGATATCCTAAGCCCAACCCTCGGTTGGTTCCGTGCATAAAAAAATAGCCGCCCCGGCGCACTGCCGGAGCGGTATTCTGTATCCCTTGGAGGTGTCCCCATGAAAGTCCCCGAGCCTCGAAAGCTGAAATCCGGCACATGGTTCATCCAGCTCCGCCTTGGCGGCGAGAGCATCCCCGTCTCCGCCCTCACGCGCTCCGACTGCATCAAGCAGGCGCAGCTCATCAAGGCCCAGCACCGCGCCGACGCCCGCGAAATCAAATACAAGACGGACAAGACCGTCCGTGATATTATACAGGATTATATTGACGCACTGCCCGCCGGTACGTCTCCATCGACAGTGCGAGGCTACTTAAGCGTTGCTTCGACACGATTCGCATCGGTCATGGATAAGACCCCGTCGAGCGTGCGCGACTGGCAGGCCGTGATCGATGCCGAAGCAAAGTCTGTCTCTCCGAAAACCGTAAAAAATGCGTGGGGCCTGCTTTCGTCTGCCCTGCGCAGCGCAGAGATCCCCGTCCCACGCATCCGCCTTCCGCAGCCTCACAAGGCGGAGAAACTTTGGCTGGAGCCGGAGCAACTTCCGGAATTCGTTCGACTCATTCACGGCGACCGTTTTGAAATTCCTATGCTTTTGGCTCTGCACGGCCTCCGGCGCTCCGAGATTCTCGCCATGACCTACGACAAAATCGACCTTAAACGCGGCACCATCACCGTCCACGGTGCCGCAGTCCTCGACCGTGACGGCGCAATGGTGCAAAAGGCCGAAAATAAGAATGCCAGCTCCCGCCGCGTTATCCCGATCATGATTCCAGCCCTTGCGGCAGCCATCGAAGCCGTGCCTCCTGAACAGCGCACCGGCTTGATCTACGACGCCAATCCCACAACGTTGTATTGGCGCATAAATACCATCTGCAAAAACAACGGTCTCCCGGCGGTCGGCGTCCACGGCCTGCGCCACAGCTTCGCGTCGCTGGCATATCATCTTGGCTTGTCTGCGCAGGAAACAATGGAGCTTGGCGGCTGGGCCGACAGCGATACCATGCTCAAGATTTATACGCACCTCGCGCAGGCCGACCGACTCAAGAGTCAGAATAAAATCGCCGCCTTTTTCGCAGAAAATGCTAACCAAAATGCTTAATTTTCAAAAAGTAATTGTACCCCAACGCTTTTTCGCTTCATTTCTTGGGTTCGATTCCCGTACGGGTCACCAAAAAGAGAAATCCCGCAATTCATTGAGATTGCGGGTTTTTCTTTACATACCAACGCTTTCCGGGTTTTTGTGCGTTGTAATATCTGACGCATTCTTGCATTGTCTGACGCATTCAGGATGCAATTTTCAACACAAAACGCTAACGAAAAATGCTAACGTTTTTGCTTCACAATGCACCTGTAATACGCGCAAAGCTTTTCCTCCGGGCCGGGGCCGTCCTTGTCCATCAAGAACGCCCGCGCCAGTTCCGCGTAGAACTCCGGCACGTTGACTCCGAATTTCCGCGCCACATCGTAGTAGTCCGAATACATCATGTTCATGGTCACACCCCACGCCCAGCGGGGGATGTCGTGCGGGATGCCGCTCGCATCCGCGACGGCGGAAGTCTGATCCATCGTCCAGTGCGGGCCGGTCGTGCCGTCGGCATTCTGCATGCGCTCGGCCCACTGCATGGCCGTCTCTCGGTCAAACTCTGCCGCTTCCGGCTGGTCTTCGCGGCAGTCCAGCTTTTCCAGCCTGCGGATCGTCTTTGCGTACAGGCCGACTTCCTCCGCGCTGCCCAGCGTCACAGGTTTCTCCATGGCCTCGTGCAGCTTTGTGTAAAGCTTTTCGATATATTCTTTCATCTCGTCACGCCTCCTGCATGTATCGGTAGAGTTTGTCCACGTCGTTCTGATCAAAGCGCAGCTCGCCAATGATCGGCACCGTGACCGGCAGCTTCTGGCCGTCAAAACGCGGCCTTGCCGCATTATAGAGCCGGTCAAGGTCGATGTTCCCGGCCTCGTCCATTACGCCCATCATCTTTACCGCCGGATTCTCGCGCAGCGCAAGGATCTTCTCGCGGCTGCCCTCCATGATGAGTGCCAGCATGATCCCGGCCCCGATGCCCTTGCCGCCCGGCAGGTGTGGAATGACCTCATTGTCCGCGTAGCGCATCGCGCCGCGCATGGCCTGATCTATCGTTACCATAAGGATACCTCCGTGTTAAGAGTGGGGCGGCGCTTGCCGCCCCTTTTGCTTAGCTGTTGCAGCACCCGCCGCACTTCTGGATCGGGTTGTAGAGCGTCTGCGCCGTGGTCGCGGTGCCCGTGGTGACGTCGGCGACCTGCTTCGGGTAAAAGGTCGCGTTGACGTAGGTGACGATGGAGTTGTCACCGCAGCAGCGGCGCTCGGCCTCCATCTTGATCGCATCAAGCGCTTCCTTGCGGACGGACTCGACGTCCTGCTTTACCAGCGTGAAACTGTCCTCAGTGCGCTGGTTGTGGACGGCCTGCTTGCACAGCGCCTCACGGACGTCCTTGAGCTGCCTGTCGATATAACCGTACACCTCCAGCATCTTGCCGTCGTTGTACGTGTTGGCCTTGAGCAGCGCGATCTCGCTGTCCTTCGCGGCCAGCTTCTGCTCCCGGTCGAGATCGTAGCGCGTGACCGGCATGTTCTCGCTGCACGTCGGTTCCTGCTGCCGTGCGGCGAGCATGGCGGCGACCGTCATGGCAGGCGTAACTGCTGCAACGACGTCAGCGGCTGCCGGCTTGTTGTTCTGTCCGATGCCGCCCAGCAGATTGCCGAGCCCGCCGTTTGCCAGACTCATCGCAGCGCCGCCGATGCCAAAGCCCAGCGCAGTCCCCGCGAGTCCCTTGCTTGCGTACTCCATAGTAGTACCTCCGATAAAATAGTAAGCTGGCCAGCTCCTATGCTCATTATGAGGCATCCACGAAGAACAAAAAACCAACTCTTCGGCCACTTTTCGGGCACAAAATGTATAAAAAAACAGCCACTCCATACGGAGTGGCTGCCTTCACATATGATAGTTTAATCCTGTTTTTCAATTGGCATGATCATCTTCTTATGTTCCCGCTTCTTCCAGCACGACTTAAGCCCGTCAATGTGCTCGAACAAGTCCTTGGGAATGGTTGCCTCCATTGGATCAAGAATGAAGTCAATTCCCTCTCGTCTGGCCAGTTTTGCTGCTGGCACAAAGTCGCTGTCGCCTGCCAGTAAAATTATCTGATCTACTTGTTTTTTATACGCAAGTGACGCAATATCTAATCCGATGCGCATATCAACGCCTTTCTGGTTGAAGGAGATCGTAAAATCTGATTCCGTTAAATCCTCAACGCTTCGTTCCTTTCTGCACAGTGCCTTTGTAGCATCCGCCGAAAGTGCAAAGTGCGCGCCGGCATCAGACAGCCGACCCATTCGGAGTGCGACCTTGCGTTTCTTTTTCAATTCTTCAAAAAATGCATTTGCCCAACGATAAGTATCGGATTTTCCAAAGTCGATCCCGCACTTCAACGCAGGATGATAGACCGTCTTTTTCAGCGGCGGGCAATCGTAATAGAAGATACGATACAGTTCACGCTCTTCTCTGTGGTCACTATCCTTCCCTTCATCGCGAATGTGTGCCATGCAGTAGGCATACAATTCGTTTGCGCGGTCAATCGGGCTTTTATCACCCCGAAGGTAAAACGCCCGCTTTCTGTAAAACGCACCATCTACAAGAATTGCTGTCTTTTTCATATGTCAGCTCCTAAAAAAATGATGAAGCCCCCGGTTGCAGCATTCCCCGTATGAATGGGGTGCTTAATACCGGGGGCCTGTTAATGGCACAACGGACGTAGTAAACAAACATTACTTTCGTTGTGCTTATATATTATGACAGCAAAAATTCATTGTCAACCCATTTAGTAAAATTTAATATTCAGGAGCCGCCCTATCCGGGCGGCTCTGTTGCATGTTCCCGCAGTACATTCACGCACCGCGCTATGATCTTCTTGACGCCGTTTACGCTCAGGCCCTCGCGCTCGGCAATGCGCTCATGGCTCCAATCGTCAAGAATCTTCCGTTTCAGGATTTCCCGGTATCGCTCCGAAAGAATCCATTCGTCGATCAAATGCTCCCAATCGCTGCGGCTCAGACTCGGCAGCCCCCGCAGCATACGCCCTCCTTACTTCGTGTCCAGCACGGCGATATTGCCCTTATTGCTGACCCTCAGGCCCAGCGCGGCGGCGATATCGCGCACCTTTACATAGTTCGTGCCGTTTTTCAGGATACGTTCGACGGCGACCTCCTTGCCGTCCACGATCATTTTGCTTTTTTCTACCACTTCATCTTCAAACCTTTCCAAGAATTTTTTCCACTGCTCGTTGCCAGTGGTGTGATAGTAGGTGTTCATGTCCGTGCCTACAAAAGGACGCGGGCAGTACTTCCCGGACACATCATAGTGCCGGATAATGTGATCAGCCGGAATGTTGTGCTCCTCCATGAGCTTGCAGATGAGCCACTCGGCATTGTCCAGCACCTTTTTCTCGAAGAACCAGTCTGTGTCGTAGGCTCCCATGCGCTTCGGATTGACCTTCTTCGGTCTCAGCTCTACGCCGATGGAGTTCCAGTTCCGGCACTCCGGATGCAGCGTACCGTCTCCGCAGTGCCACGCCACATCCGTGTCCTTGACGCACCGGTAAATGATATCGCCCTCGTCTACGGCGTAGTGCGCGCTGGCTCTGGCCTGCGGGTTTTTGAACCACTCGGCCACGCTGGCCGCAGAGCCGAGTGCGCCGAAGTAGTGGACGACGATCCATTTCGGCGTGCATCCGCCCGCTCGATGGTTGATCGGCGTGAGTGCGTCCTTAATTACCGGCATTGGTTGCGCCTCCATCCACTGCATCCTGCACCTTCTGGCTCTGCGTGCCGAAGTAGAACGCGATGATTACCGCGTAGATTGTCATGAAGTCCTGCGAGATCTTCTCGGCCACCGCCATGTAGGCGAACACGCCCGTCAGAACCAGCGTCACAAGGCTCTTCACGCTCAGGAGATTCCCGAGCCGCTTGATGATCTTATCCATCGTATGTACCTCCATCGTCTTTATCATTTGGTTTTGCAAATACTCTCTTGAGCAGGAGCAAAATCAGCTCCCCGCCGAAGGCCGCGCCCGCGAATACCAGCACATCCGAAAGGTCGCACGTCCTATCCAGCAGGACGGCGGCGGTTTTCAGGATCATCGCCCATGTGGCCACTGCCGTGAGCATCCACAGGCAGTAGTATACAAGCTCGCGGGCCATACGGCCCTTTGTCCATCGTTTCTTGTCTCTGCGCATCAGCCCAGCCCCAGCTTCGCCAGCGCAAATCCAATCAGCCCTGCAAGGATCGCCGTGATAACTCCCTTTACGACCGCCTCCCAGCGGCTTCCCGGCAGCGCCTTGATGCTTTTCACATCGGCCTTGATCTCGTTCACGTTTTCCTCGATCGCCTCCTGCTTGGTCGCCAGCACCTCCACCGAGGTCGCCAGCTGATGCAGCGCCCTGTTGTCTGCCTCCAGCTCATCGATCCTGTGCGAGTTGCTCTTGCATCGCGCCTCCACGGAGGCGATCTGCGCCTGAATTCCATCATCCATCTTGATACTCC